GGCAGCATTGAATAGAACGCCGGAACACGAGGCGAATAGGATATCTGCAATGAAAAATGCTATTCGACGAAAGAGCGAATCATCATGATCGGCTTCTATCTCCGCTCGGAAGACAACGGCTGGGGTGAGTGGGGGAACCCGGCCGTCAAGGAGTGAAATGTTCTGGATAATACTCTGGCTCGGGTTCTTCACACTGGCCATGATCGGTTACCTGGTGTTCTGTATTGCAAATCGCCGGAGCCGTCTCGTCATCCGTCGCTACGCCAACCCCGCCTACTATGAGAAGAAGTGCCCGCACTGTACCGTGGGTGTCCAGTATCTTCACCACGATACCGGCTGGGGGCCAATCCCGGTAAACGTCCGCATGGTCATCGCCGGCAGGATGACGCTCGGCCCGCGCCAGGCGAACATCCGTAGCTGCAGTACTTGTACCGGGAGCGGCCTGATCAGTACGCGGCGCGGCGTCCCCGCAGACGTAGAGCAGGACTTCGGCCCAAGAGAGGTTCACTGGTGAAGGTTCACATTCACTGGTCTGATGGAAGCGTGACAACCTATGAAGCCAGTCACGTTGAGCGAACGGTCGCTTACACCCTGGTAACGCTACCCAAAAAGCAGGTGTACCCTTACACCACAGACAAGCATCAGATTCCGTATACGAGCAATGTTATGGAAATAGTAGTCGAGGAAGATCGATAGCGTATGGAAGGAGGTGATGCCGGATGATGCCAGTTTCACTACACCACCACTCCACGTTCAGCTTTGGTGACGGTTTTGGTACCCCGGCGCAGCATGTTCAGCGGGCAGCAGAACTAGGCTATTCAGCCATGGCCCTGACTGAACATGGATTATGGCAACGTGTCCAGTCATTTCCAGTTCGAAAAGGCTGCTGTGGAAATAGGAGTCAAACCTATATTTGGATGTGAGGTATACTGTGGATCGGTACTGGAAGAAAATGACGAACGACGGCTCGTTCAGCGAAGAGGAGAAGTCGAGCTCCTCCCCGTCCGATCCGCCTACAAGCACCACCTCACGCTACTCGCTGCCACCGCCCGTGGCTATCGAAACCTCAATCAAATCGTCGAACGATCGTATCGAGATTACTATTACCACCCTACAGTATCCGGGGGTAACCTTGCGGAACTTTCCGGAGACATTGTCGCTCTTTCTGGATGCTCTGGAAGTCTCCTCGCCTGCTCCCTCCTTGGAGGAAAGGGAAATCCTGAGCATAACGACGACCCTGACTTTGAAGCTGCCGGAAGGATCATCGAGCGATTCTCCAGGCTCTTCGGAGACCGATACTTCCTAGAGATCCAGCCGTTCTACGAACTCCCCCGCACCTGCGCTATCAATACCGCCTATGCCCAGCTGAGTAAACGGTGGGATGTCCCGCTCGTGGTAACATTCGATGTTCACTACCCGCGCATGGAAGACTCGGAGATGCAAGCAGTCCTTCATGCGGTTCATCGCGGTAAGGCGAGCGTTGACGATGCCATGCGCGAATGGAATTACTCGGTGCCTTTGTGCCTGCCAGATTCAGACACGGAACTGAGGAGTAGGTTGCTAAAAACCGGAATTGGCAATAAACAAGCAATAGAGGCGATCGAGAATACGGTCATTATCGCAGACCGATGCAATGTTGTTCTTCCGAAAGCAGAGAAATTGCGTTATCCGATCACCCCGAAGGATATGGAACCGTGGGACGCAAGGGGCAGATAGGTTCGGAAAGTCCTAGATGGGTTGGGGACAAAGTAGGTCGCAATGGGATGCATAAAAGAGTCAGAAGAGTTCGCGGAGATGCCGACGAACACAATTGCGTAGATTGCGGTTGTATAGCAGAAGACTGGTCAAGTATTCACGATACCGACAGGCTCGATGTACAAAACTACGAGCCAAGATGTACCCTGTGCCATATGCGATACGACAACAAAGGACGTAAACACACGGAAGAGACCAGGGAGAAAATATCAGCCGCCAAGAAGGGTATCTCGAATCCGCATACGACAGGGGAATGTGCCGAAGGTTGCAAATGCGGAAAGCACACGAAGCCCGGGAAGAAATGCGATCCTGGATGTGTATGCGGAAGACACAGGAAGAGAGCATAGAGTCATGGACATGAGCGAAGTCGGCAAGGCCGTTACCGAGGTCAACAACTGGATCGATAGTGACGTTCCTATAGAATACCAGCGCCCATCGCTAGCCCAGGATTGGGCAAGAATAGCAAAGATCACAGAAGAAGCTGGCGAGGTAGTCGAGGCATTCATATTGATGACTGGACAGAATCCTCGCAAGGAGAGTGACTTGGGGTTCTGGGAACACAGGGAAGAACTTCTCGGCGAATTGGCCGATGTCGTTGCTTGCGGTGTTCTGGCCATCCAGCACTTCACCGGAGACTGGAACGAAACGGAGCGAGTTCTATGGGACAAACTGGTAAGCCTACGCGAGCGCGTGCCCGAAAAATATCAGCTTGGCTAACCTACATCGGGTGGGGGATATGGGAGCAGCTAAAGATCGCCGTGGTCATACTGGCGGTCGGATCGGCAATAGAGATACTCCTGCAGCTCGTCGTGTACGGTCACGTAAACTGGTAGAGGAGATGAACCTCGCTCTCCTTGACGAACTCAAGCCGCAGCTCGATGCCGCCTGGGAAGTTATCAGGGATTGGCCGCTCGGCCGCCCGACTATCGACCTCGCCGCCCTGGTCGTCTTGAAGGTCATTGCCGTGACATCAGGGCAACTCAAGGAACTCGGGGTGTATGGTAAGCTAGAAGATGGAGAGGCGATTAAGTTGATGATGATTAGGTGCGTTGAGTGCCAGGGTGATATGTTCCATCTGGTCACGAATGAAGATGGCAGCACTCAGCTAGTCTGCTACAATCACGGCGATCATGTTGAGGCGATCAAAGCGGAGATCGCGGCTGGCGAGGAGGCGATTGATGCAGACGAACGTTACGGTCAGCTCTGAAGAACTCATATGGCAGTGGCTTAGATTTGGCTGGAAGTATCGGAAGATCAGTCAGCGACCGCAGAAGGATCAGGACTGGTATGCCGGGCGCGTCAAGTATGAGATGGGCCTGATCACCGACAAGGATTATATCGACTTCTTCCTCGCCACGAGCGACATGGTCCGTCGTGCAAAGGACTCCGGCATCCCGATGGGTCCGGGGCGCGGCTCTGTCGCCGCCTCCGTGGTGAGCTGGCTCCTTCGCATCACCGAGGTGGATCCTATCCGCTACCCACATCTCCTGTTCGAGAGGTTTATCGATGTCACCCGAACCGACCCGCCGGACATTGACCTTGACATATCGGATGAACGGAGGTACGAAGTTCGCGATTACATGGCCGCTCGGTATGGACCTGAATGTGTCGGAACTGTTGCAAACTTTGTACGATACCGTGGAAAGAACTCGCTCGACGACACCTGCCGAGTCTACGGGATCCCGCATTGGGCCAAGACCGAAGTAAGCAAACGGGTTATCGAGCGCTCGGGCGGTGACTCCCGCTTCAGCGCTAGCCTGCAAGACACGTTCGAAATGTTCCCGGCCGCTCAGGCGATCGCTGATCAGTTCCCGAAGATCATGCAGGCGACCCGGCTTGAGGGTAACGTCCGCGGAATGAGTATTCACGCGGCTGGGCTGATCGTCTCTAATACCCCGTTGACCGATGTATGTAGCGTGTACGACCGGGACGGCCGTTCCGTCCTGAGCATCGATAAGTATGACGTTGAGTACGCCGGCATGATCAAGATGGACCTGCTTGGTCTGAGTACGATGGGAATCATAGCCAACTGCCTTGAGCTAGCTAACCTTACCCTGGAGGATTTGTATGCGATACCTGACGATGATCCCGACGCACTCGCGGTATTCAAACGGGGTGATGTCACGGGCATCTTTCAGTTTGAGGGTCGAGCTACCCGCCTTGTCAACCGTGATGTATCTCCAGACAACTTTGGAGAAGTCATTGACATCAATGCGCTATCTCGTCCGGGGCCACTGTTCTCTGGTACGACAGCGGAGTACTGCGATGTCAAGCACGGACGAAGGAAGCCAGAGCGCTTTCATCCGATCACAGATCGCATCACAGCTCACACGCGCGGCCAAATCATATACCAGGAGCAGATCCTCCAAATCGTTCGAGAGGTAGGCGGATTCGATTGGACGAACGCGAACGAGATCCGACGAATCATCGCCAAGAAGATCGGCGAAGCGGCTTTCAATGTTTCAATGGGCAACTTTGTGGAGGGAGCATTCCGGCTACATGGAATCGACGAGAAGACAGCCCAGAGAATTTGGAAGAGACTTGTTACTTCGGGCACATATGCTTTTGTCTATGCCCATTCGGTTTCCTACTCAATCCTGGGGCTATGGTGTGCATGGTTGAAGGCCCACTACCCGCTGGAGTTCTATGCAGCCTCCCTCGCAAAGGAGGGAGACGCAGAGAGCCGCTTCAAGCTGATGAAGGACGCCCAGAACCACGGGATAGCGATCAGTCCACCCCGACTATCAATGAGCAGCCGTAGCTGGATCGGAGCCTACGAGGGCGAGACCGGCAAACCGATGCTTGTAGCCGGATGGGAACAGATCACCGGCATCGCAGCAAAGACCAGCGAGAAGATCGAGGAGCACCGGCCGGAAGGCGGCTGGCAGAACTGGTCAGATATGCAGATCGTACCGGGCATCGGCCCGAAGACCGTCCTGAAGATGCATGAGTTCGCAACAGCCGAAGATCCTTTCGAGCTGAACCGAACCAAGAAGTCTCTGGCTAAAGCTCTCGCCTGGATAACCAAGGAACGCGGACGTTCCGCCCGTCATTTCGAAGTGCCAAGGCCAACGCATGACGGGACGCAAACGGCTGAGATCCAGGTAGAGCAGAATTACGGGGCGAACGCCAAGGCTGCCTACGGGAAGGGTCCGCGCGTTGTCTACATGGGGATGGTCCGAGAGATCAACTACCAGGATGCCGTAGAGAACCGCCGCTCGCGAACCGGCGAGGAGGTCGAGACGATTCTCAAGACCCTCAAGCGTCCGGACCTGCTCGCCTACTGCTCTATACGGTGCTTTGACACGACTGACGAAGAAGTATATCTTCGGGTGAACCGCTTTAGATTTCCAGCGCTAAAGCGTACGATAGAAACGATCGCGGTAAACCATGATGTCGTGGTGTGTGTAGGCAATAGAATCGCCGGGTTCGGTACCCCGCTAATGGCAGAGAGGATCTACGTCATTGACCCCGACTGAGCAGAAAATGGACGAGATCAACAAAAGAATGAAGGCAGTCGAGGATGGTGAGGTTACCGGGGAAGAACGCCAGGAAGAGATCGCTCGGCTGGAACAAGAACTTAATAATCTCGGGGATAGCGGCGATCCGAAACCTTGGTGGTACTGGTTTCGAATCGATGTGCCGCCAAAGACTAGCCGCTTTGAATTCATCTTGATTGTCCTCGTCATCATTGTGCTAGAGATGACATTCGGACCCATCACCGGGATCATCCTGAGGAGCATATTCGGGTGGCCATTCTAGAGCGCGTGCTCGTTACCGCAACCGAGAACATGACCGACAAGAACTTCGCCAAGCACATGGAGAATCGTCACTCCGATTCGCTCGGGTATCTCATGGGTATGCAGAATGTCCTGAGCGATCACCACCTCGTACGCCTCTGGCGCCTGTTCCATGGGCATCTACATCGCTGGCGTATCGACCTCGAGCATGAACACGGAGAGCCATGAGATCAGTATCCCATGACCGCGCCATGATTATGGTCTGTCGGTCGCTCGCGTCGCTCGCCCGCTGCACCCATCGCGACGTCGGTGCGATCATCGCTATCGAGTACCACGGTAACGTCCGTATCGTTGGTCATGGTTATAACCGAGGGCCGAAGGACAAGCCGACCTGTATCGAAGGCGGATGCCCACGCGGCACCCTGCCACCCGGCCAGGGACAACCAGACTACAGCGATTGCATCACCGTTCATGCGGAGATGGCGGCCATGCTCATGGCCGGTTCGGCCCTATGCGGAGGCGCCACGCTGTACGTCAACAGCGAGCCCTGCTTCATGTGCTATCGGGTTGCCAAGTCAGTAGGCATCGCTCGTGTAGTCTGGCAGTCAGACGGCGAGCATGTCGGGCACGAAAGGCAATTTTGATAACCCCTAGCCACCCGCCCGGACGCGGCGTATACTAGCTAGCGTATACTGGTTACTAGGACGATGTCCCTGTCCCCGGAGGAAGGAGCCCCATGTAACCTCCCGTGCAACTCTCCGCGCGCAGCATCATTGCTGATCTCCCCGAAGACAGGCTCCGGCTACTCTTGCGAATAGCCGCCGGAGCCTGTCTTCACGTCTAGGCAAGAATCCCGGAGCCTCGCCCTAAAGGCTCGGCCGCCGCGCCCCCTACCCGGTAGCCGACGGACCCCCTTTTCTCTAGCCGTAGCCACCGCCCCGCCACGCGCCCGACGGGCCCGTCGCCGCCTATACCGGCCCTACCGACCCAAGCGAGGCTGACGTTCCGGTTCATAACGGGTTCGTAACGGAATCGTAATTCGGCCGTTATGGCCAGGCTACCGGAGAGTAGCGTCATCCTTCACCAGTCCCGCTGCAGTATATGGCGGGTCCCTGTTAGGATCGGATGATAATGCTCAATCGTGAACTGATAGGATGGTCTGACGTCGGCCGGTGCGTTATTGTAGCACTGTGCCTGACCCTCGTGGTGTGCGGTATCCCCTACTTCGCAGCGGGCGGCCCAATGCCCGGAGCTAGCGCGGCAACCGTGGCAGTCAGGATACAGCCTGTTCGGCTTCAGCCGGTCAGGCTAACCCCCACCGTCGTAAAGCCAGCTACCGTTGCCGGGAAGGCGGTGTCCGAAACAAGCCTGTACCAGGTTAACACCGGAGACACCCTCAGCTCCATCTCTGCTCAGATCTACGGTTCGTCCAAGTACTGGACGACCATCTACTGGGCCAACAAGAAGATCATCAAGTACGCCAACATCATCTACGTCGGCCAGACTCTGGTCATACCGACTGTCCCTCGCGTTCTGGCCGCACCGAGCGCTATGTCTCCTGTTTCGCCTCCTCAGCCGCAACGGCCCGCTCACACGGTGTCCGCTACCACTTCGGTGGGACGCTCTGGCGTGCAGTCGCAGACCTACCAGTGCGGAGATGGCGACGGAGACGGGTACGACATCCCCTGCTCTGAACTTCATCGCTCGGCTTCAACTTCAGCTCCGACAACTTCGGCTCCTACCATCTCGTACACCGGAAGCAGCAGCTTCCAGTCATGTGTGATCGCGGCCGAGTCCGGTGGTAACTCCCAGGTCATGAACGCGAGCGGACACTACGGGCTCTACCAGTTCAGCTACTCGACCTGGATCGCGTACGGAGGTGGTGCGTCCAGCTTCGGCAATGCCTCGGTGGCCGAGCAGAACCAGGTATTCGCGAACGCCATGGCGACCGCCGGTGGAGCTAACAACTGGAGTCCTTATGACGGTTGCTAAGATCTCACGTCGCCTTGCGGCTCCGGTCCTGGCCGTCCTGCTCTCGCTATCTTGCATGTGTGGCCTCTTCGCTACGCAAGCGTACGCGAGCAGCGGGACGCTGGGCAGTCGTATTCTCGCTGTGGCGCAGACCCGTATCGGTGACTGGTATGTCTACGGATCAGCGGGACCGGGAACGTTCGACTGCTCTGGCCTGGTCTACTGGTCATCACACCAGACCGGCGTCAACATGCCCCGGACCACCTACGGGATGCTGGCTAGCAGCATCCTCGTACGGACGTGGCTCCCGCGCGCCGGAGATCTCGCCTTCTACGGCAGCGGCCACGTCGAGCTGGTTGACGGTGGTCACGACGTAACGCTCGGCGCGCTTGAGCCGGGCACCCGCGTTGAAGCTCATCACTGGAACGCCTACTGGCATCCGACCATGTACTACCGGGTGGTGCGACTGTGACGCTCGTTAAGGAGCTCGCCCGGCACGGCATCCTTCAGATCGGCATAACCGCGGCGGCTACGCTCTTGGCCGCCATCATCATCGCTATCGTCCTCTAGACCGCAGCCCCGGTCCGCCCCGACCGGGGCTGCTTCACGTCTACGACCTGCTACGTCCGGTGCCGTCGTCGTCGATAACATTCCGGAACGACGTCCGTCGAGCCTCGTCAGTTGTTGGGTCGTGGATGACGTATGGATCCTCGCCGTAGCCATGGTTCGGGGCGTAGGGGCGTTCCCCATCAATCACGAAGAACTCGGCGCACTCGTGCCTTTCCACGAGCAGGAACTGTTCGAATAGCCATCGCTGCCATGACTTCGAATTGAACGCAGCAGGCGGTACCGGCATGTAGTGATTGACCTTGATGGTCTTCTCGGGGTGATAGGTGTCGGACCCCTCACGGGTGATGACTAGAGTGAGGCCCTTAGACCCCTGCCCTCGGTCTATGTCTGCAAGATACACCCGCCACCCTTTGTAGTCAAGACGATCGACCAGATCAGCGAGCGCATGCGGGTACGGTGCTTCCTGTCGCATCTCTACCATGTCACCCTGCTCCTTATCAATCACTGGTTGTAGGTAAGGCTGACGGTCGTTCCAGCCGCAACGTGAGTGCCCGGAGCGGGAGATTGCGTCGTGACGACCGGGAGCGGGTTACCGTGCGGGTGAAGTCCGGCCTTCTCGAGCGCGACCGTGGCGAGATATGCGTCCATCTTACGAACATCAGGGACGACGATGAAGCCGGGAGCCGGAGGCTTGGTCGGCTCAGGCCACTGTCCCCAGTCGGCGTTCTTCGACTCGTGAACGTTGATGTCGGCGTAGGAGATCGGTGACTTGGCCGTGGTCTGGAGCAGGCTAATCCGGCTGTCGACGTTACCGCCGGACCAGGCCACCGTCTGCCAGCCGAGGGTCACAAGGCCCGCATCGAACAGCCGCTTCACCGCCCAGTAGCCGCCGTACACACCGATCCGGTAGAGCGGCTTCAGCGCCTTGATTGCGGCGAAGTAATCGCCAATCGGGCCCAGCTTAGCGCGGGCGTGCGCGGGGTCGTTCGGTGTGCCGGGCTCGTAGTCAGGGATGTCGTAGTCGACGGCGAAGTACACCCCTGCCGTTGTTGGAGCATTGATCTGAGTGAGCTGCTCGGTAGCAAGCTCGCCATCATTACGTCCCTGTTCAGCCCCCAGGGCGGGCGCGTTCGCGTAATACTCGAAGGCGAGGAACATGGATATTCCACTAGCAGCATAAATAGCCGCCTCTGCCTTGGTGAGGTTCTTTCCGGTGTTCGGGTAGCCGCTGACACCGTCCCATCCGATGTAGCGCCCGACCGACGTGACGTTCGCCGTCTTGAGCTGGGAGATAGTCGGCCGTGATGTGCTGAAGTCGATGATTGTGCTCACTTTGAAATCTCCTGTACTTCTTCCTGGTTTCCGTTGTCCTTGGCGTCCTTCTTGTTGTACCTCTGTGTTTTCCATATGATATATACACGCCATAGGACGATGACGGGTATCATCCATATCGATACGGCGTCAATCCAGCCCCATATCAACGGTGACACATCGAGATGGATGAATCGGCGTATCCATACAGGAAGCAACGCCAGGGTGATGGCCTCCTCCAGCGAGACTATATTCCACCCCCACTCACTTTTGTACCAAGGCCAGAACCCTATCTTCGGCAGCCCCACTGCCGGAAATGCTAGGCAAACGATAAACGCAGTGAACACGCCATCGTTAAAGATGTTTATTATCAGATGGGCCTGGGTCATTCCTACTTCCTCGTTCCCTTGCTCGGTATATTAGCTCATCGAGTAGCTCCGATACATGGTTCTCATCGTGCATCTCTCTGAGCGGCCTTATCACCGTCCGGTTGGCATGCTCTAGTCTCTCTTCCGACTCGATACGCATACGCCGGGCGTGCTCTATTCCCCCGTCTATCCCCCCACTGGGCAACTTCCCTCTCTTCCTGAATGGCCACATTACTAAAGCTCCTTACGGAGAGCCATCATAACGTCCCTAACGACCTGGCCGGCCGCTACACCGGCATCAGCCCGTAGCCTTTCGTTCTCTGCTATCTTCTTCCATTCATCTCGCTCCTCTTTTGCTTCCCTCACCTCCCTCCTCACCTCGTCTATCCTACTCCTCGGAACTATCTGTCCCGTAATGAAAAGAGCAAGCATCAAAATGGCTACGGCGCCACTAGAACCACCTAGAAGGGTGATGATCTCAGTTGCTGACACTTCATCTCATTTTGATTCGCGGGAGACTTGTAGTCGCCCTATTCCTCTTGCTCGTTCGTGGAATCATCTTCCGGAGGATTCCCCTCTTTGGCTCTGTCCATAGCAATCTCTTTCATGAGATCTGCCGCCTTCTCTTGTGCATCGGCCAGAGCAACCTGTAGGATAGCATTCTGCATATGAGCTTCGGAAAGCTGCTCTTTGAGAACACTAACAACCTTATTAGCATCTACATGCAACATTTGGGCCATCGATTCTCCTTAGAAAATTATGCCGGCGAGTATCAGCTGTGTACGAAGATTATTGACTACATTCGTGACAGATGATGCCCAAGCTGAGTTATATGTACTGCTAGGCGCTCCTGCGGCACTCGGTGCAGCTACAGGGAATGAACCAGCGCCGATAATGATACTTCCGCCAACGTGAACATTACCCGATGTCTCAACCTGGGCGCCACCTGTTGCACCACCGATCAGCAGCTGGTGTGTGACGGTAAGTTGCGTGCCGAGCGTGCCCGGTCCCCAGCCAGCCGCCGAACTGCCACCGACTTCCAGAACGCCGTTATAGGTAGAAGACCCATCGGCAGCCGAAGAGTCCATCACTACATTAACCGAGTTGTTATCGTATGAAGATACCGGCCCGCCAATCCTCAGTTCAACATGCTCGTTTCCGGCACCCTGATTGAAAACGGTCATCTTCATCTGAGACGGTGATGCCTCGCTAGCGCCGCCGGATGGCAGCTCCATGACCGCCGCAGTACCGCTCGTGTAAATGTGTATCTTGCTGCCGTTCGAACCGTATATTGTAAAACCAGCCAGATAGTTGTTGGCATTGCCGTCCGTCCCTGCGGCGGCAGAAGCCGACATGAGAAGGTTTCCGGTTGCTGGTATTCCGGAGTATGCAAGCAGTTCCCCGGTAGAACCATACGCAACAATGCTCGCTCCGGTGATGGTCGTCGCATTGACGATGCCCGCAACAACGATTCCCGCCGCGAGCAACGAAGCGGTGATCGTTCCGACTGCAATCTGGGCGGCCGTAATCGAGCCTGCCGCAAGTACACTGGAGGCGGTAAATGTGATCGGAATCCAGTTGGATCCATCGAACCGTTTGATCTGGTAGCCATTGGCAGCATCGATCCATATGTCGCCCGTGTTTGGGTCGATCGGAGCAATTGTCCCAACAGAGGAGGTAATACCGCCGATACTCGCTGATGTGACGTACCCGGCGAGGCCACCGGTAGTAATAGCACCGCCGCCAATATCCGCGCCGCTAACGCTCCCGGCCTGGCCACCTGTGACGGGGGACCCCGAAGTACGGCCGCCAACCGTCGTCCCCGGATTGAACGCGGACTCATAGCCAACCTCTGGTATCGTATTGTATACGATAGTCCACTCATAGTTGCTTAGCGTCTCTGCATACCCGACGACAATTTGCTTGGACGGATTGGTACTGGACAGCCAAGAAGGAGGATTTGAGAGAGCGACGTAATCGCCCACGAACAAGGCGGGGATAGTACCGAATAGAGAAGCAACGGCAGATCTAGCAAGATTGACTGCGAGGTTGGGTATCCTCAGCTCATCAACGACACCGGGATTCAAGACTCGCTTGGCAACCTGGGCTATGGCTGCAGCTTCGCCAGTCGCATACAGATTGACACCAAGAGGCTGCCCTGGATAGTCACCAACGCCATTCGGAGGGGGATTAATAGACATCGCACCGGAAGCTAGCTGCAACCGATACGAGTAGCCGTCATAGTTATTCAGCGTGACATCATTGACGACACCCTGATCGTCATAGGTCGTGGTCGGTACAGCCGAGAGCATGTGAGCTGAGTAGTCGATCGTGACGGCAGGCGACTGATCAACCATCGAGTTGTATGCACGGTAGCCGAGGCCAAGTTGATCTCGTGTCTCGTAGAGTAGTCCCTGGTCGCTATTTTCGATTGTCTGCAATACAGCCGCGAATGTTCCGTCGTACTGTGGACCCATCTGTACCGAGCTTGATCCAATAGTCTCAGTAGCTATGCCCTGTTCGGTACAGATCCGAACGAATCGGGCAAGCGCTGTCTCTCCCTGGTGTCCCTGGAGGGCATCGGCAGCCGTAACGAGCGATGGACTGGTATCGTATAGCACGATCCCCTGGCCCACTGCTGTGCCTTTATACGCTGCACCGCTATTAAAGACTATCGATGTCGCATTCCCAACAGATGCAGAGGACAGAGTCCCGCTCGCGCTCCCGTACGGACTGCTTGTTCCCGGCAGGTACAGTGTAAGGGCCCAGGCGACATTTGATCCTGAATTAGAAAGGCTTATCTCGGCAAGGATAACGATCCCGAATACATTAACAGATCCGGTCGTTCCGGTGAATGTGTTCGTTCCGCCGGAGTTATACCCTTTGATAACAAACGGTCCGCCACCAGCTGCACCCAGGAGGATATCGACACGATTGACGGTACCGTTAGTGTGCAATGACGCGAGGACACTGTTCGCCGGGATGCCACTGTCTCCACCCGAAGGAACAAAAACGAGGAATCGAAAACGGTTAATCGTGTGAGAACCAGAGGTGGAAATAGGCCCGGTGAGTACCGCACCATTAAGCGCTGGGATGGCGTTCGAGCCGGGGAATGCCGCGGTCGCGGCCAGATTCGGCGTACCTGATGTGAATGCCATTACCGAGCCGCCAAGAACCCCTGGCGAGAAGTCGAGCGATCCGGAACCATCCTCCATCGGCCAGTATCCGGCCAAACCATTTAGCGTATTGTTGTACCGGGTATAAGCCGAACCGATGTTAGCGCTGGCCCGAGAAAGACGACGCCATATTCCAGATGCGGTAATCTGAACATAGATATCATTCCCTGTGATGTCCGATACCGGAGGCCATTCGGAAACCTCACCGTAGAATCGGTAACCGCTGTAGGCAAATCCCGTTGATGAAGCAGCAAGTACAGAAACTCGTAGCTGGGTATTACGCTGGATGTACGGATAGTAGGCACCAGGCGAATACTTCGGAGAAAACCGACCGTCCCGATTATTTAGCGTTAGGGTACACTGGCCAGGCTGGATGGTCGATGACTCATTCGGACGCCCGATATCCGATATGTTAATATTGTCTCTGAGGTACACATAGGTGGTGATATCCCTCCATGTACCATTGATATTCAGCTCGATCTTTGTTCCGAGCGGAGACTTGGGGAATATTGGAGTTCCTGCAGGAAGCCCGATCCCGGCCGTCACGGTGACCTGGGCGGCAACGCCGACGATAGCAGCGCTGAAATCAAACGACCCGATCCCGGCCGTCACGGTGACCTGGGCGGCAGATCCATTGACCATACCGCCTGCAGAAATTGTTCCGATTCCGGCTGTAACGGTAACATGCGATGCAATTCCGGTAATGCCACCAGCTGCTGCAAAAATACCAATGCCAGCCGTAACAGTGACATTGGCCGCTACGCCAGATCCTGCAGCAACCGCGACAGCGGATCCTATCCCCGCAGTCACATTGATTTGTGCTGCTGTACCTATGATGGCAGCATTTGGCGAGCCGGAAGAAATTGTTCCAATGCCAGCCGTGACCGTCACCTGCGCAGCAACGCCAGATACGCCGACGTTGATGGAGTAAGTTCCAATCCCAGCCGTGACAGTAACCTGCGCAGCAATTCCGGTTACACCGGCACCGGCATGGAATGTTCCGACCCCAGCCGTGACAGTCACTTGGGCGGCGACACCAGATATATTCGCCCCACCGGCAAAGGTGCCGACCCCAGCCGTCACAGTTACCTGCGCAGCGACACCCATAACATTCGTTGCAGAGTACAGAGCTACAACAGCAGCATTGTAGTAACCGAGCGGACTAAATGTACCCGCATAAGCCGCCGCCCCCGTGCTGCTGCGGATCTGATAGCCGGACATGAAGTCGCTCGCGGCACCGGACGGGATGATCTCGGCGGTGTTGACCCACGGACTAGCCGGGCCGGTGATTGTAGTGCTGTCACTGGTGACCAGACCAATCCACAATTCGACAGCCTGCGACGTAGTGGCCGTCGAACCCGAAGACCAAGACGTACCATTTGACCCTGTGGCTGCTGCCGCGCTCTTGTCTGGTAGTGCGGCGATGGTGATGGCTAGTCCGGAGAACTCATATACGGACGCTAGGTAACGCGGGCTCGTTCCGCTGCCAAAGGTGATGACGACCGATGTCTGCCCGCCCGCGCAGAGTGGGTCCGCCCATATAGCCGAGAAGGACTCGTCAGTCAGGCCGCCGGTTGAGAGGATGGACGCAAAGTTGTCCGCCGACCCACCGAGCGTGACACCATTGATGGTGGGGTTGTTAGTTGCGCCGGTATGAGAGCTGATGCACACGACCAGGCAGTTACCCGCTGTTGTTGCGCTGCCGAGGGTAAGCGTCAGCGTCGTGCCGGTAGTACCCGAGCCGGTGACCACCGATTGTGCAAGAGCAACCATCAGGATCCAAACTGGGCTATGGCTATGGCTTCATTCTCTTGCAGGGAATTAGACGGCATTCCAGTATGCAAGGCCGTTTACGGCATCAACGGTGTATGTATATGCTCCAGCGGTCGATGCTACAGTACCACCGAAGTCGATTATTGCGACAACCGGGGTGTTCGCATCGGTTGATCCGATGGTGTAGTCAGCCACGAACATACACCGAGCTGAAATCGTTGTTGATGACCCGAAACTGATCGGAGCCGGGCTAGTACAGGTCCATACCTCCTTGTTCCCGGTGATCGTTAGCGTTAGGGTAGATAGCGTCACGCGTCCAGAATAACCAGATGTGTAACCGCCGCCGGTAACAACCTCGGTGTAAGCCCCGGTGATATCGGAGATGTACTGGTAAGCCTGCTGCGTACTCGTCCATGCCGATGCATCTCCGGTGCAAAGGCCAACCTTGAACGTGTCTCCAGTCAGACTGATGGTCTTCTTGTTGATCGCGTCCTGTGCCTTGGGATAGACGTGCGAGGTAACGGCCATTTCCTACTCCTTATCTAGAGCTGCACGAACCATGCAGTCTTTGGCCTCGAGAAGCTTGCGAAGCCCTACGATAAGCTCGGGCCCTTCGAGCTGATCAGCCAGATCATGAGCCAGACGACGAAATGGCTTGGATACCCACTGCAATCGCTCAGGTAGGTGATCGTACTCGAAGTGCCGCAGGATCTGCTCTACTGCTGGATGCATTACTTATTCCTTCCGAATGCTGTCTGGACGTTTCCGCCGCCCTTGATACGGACAAAGTTCCTTATCATCTCGAGCATGAACGACTCAAAGGCTGAGCTTCCGCCGCTCGCGACCTGAAGCCCGACGGTAAGACCCTGGGGACCGACCACGTACTCGTTCTGGCCGGTCCCGTTGTAGGCCATGGTCGCACCCGGCTTGAGGATGCCGCCATGGTCATACCAGTTATACGCCTGCTCGTGAGCCCAGGCATTTATTGGATTGCCGTATCGCTGAGCGATGTAGTTGAGCATGCCGGTAATCTGGCCGGTTGCCGTCGTGCTGTTTCCGCCATACTGTGCATACTCGCTTGGGCCATTGATGAACTGAGCGAGGCCATAGGCACCGGACGTCGGGTTGGTCGCAGTCATGTTGAACCCGGCCTCGCGCATTTCCACGTCGTATAGCGCACTCCACTGTGTACCAGTCCATCCACGAGCGGCGGCCATGTTCCTCATCATGGTAGCGATAATCCCGCCGCTGCTTCCTGCCGTTGCGATCGTCGGAACTGAAGCGGCAGCCATTGCTGCTGCTTGTTTGGCCGCTGCTGCCAGGAACGCGCTCATCAGCGCTGGCGCCCCGGCGTTAGCCGCGCCCTTGATGAACGCCGACCCATCGTTGCCCATCCAGGTCGATGCACCAGCGAACTGGTTAGTATTTATCAGGCCACCGTTGGCATACTTGCCAGCATTGACAGCGGCCATGAACCCAGTGCCGTACTTGTCGACGGCGCTAGCCTGCATCATCCACTCACCAGCGGAAGCCATAACGGGCAGGTTGTCCTGCTTAGGGCCTCCCTGGCCCTTGATCGGGCCGCCCCCTGCAACGAATGTCAGGCTTCCCAGTTTCTGGGTTTTCATCCCGAAGATGTTTTCCGTCGCGGTAATCGCACCCGACCCTTGGCCCACAACACGTACGATGGATGTGTGATTCTGCAGATGTAGAATGCTGTTGTTCAAGTCAAGCACTTGCTGCTTGGCATTTGGAGCATTTGGCGTGGTGACGGAAACCGACTTGCCATGCAGACTATCGATCTGTGTCTGCAAATTATTCACATAGTTCTTGGCATCCGTAGCAGACATCCCGGTTTTCTCAAGATCGCCGATCAATGTCGCTCGTGCGTTTTTTGTTGCATTGCTATTATTGCCGCTATTGACGATCGCATCCGTGAAGTTCTTCATCGCGGTCGTTGCGCCGGAAGACTGAAGCAAGTCTGCCTGGAACTGAGCATTCAGCTGAGTCTGCAGAATGTTGGCTAGTGTTCCTGCTTTCACGGATGCCTGATCGATAATAGTGCTAAGCCCTTGAAACGATGTACTGTTCTTGCCAACCCAGGTATTCAGCGTCTGAAGGCTGACGGTACCGGGCCCGAGAGCGTTATTAATCATGGCAACAATTGAAGCCCGTGCCGTATTATTGCTGCCTGCATTAAAAAGCAGCTCACTAGCCATGGTCGCTGTTGCCGCAGTCATGTTCTTAGCCGATGTTTCTTGCTGCTCTAGGGCATCGATGACCTTCTGTGCATTCGTCTCCTCGGCATAAAACGAAGCATTCAGTGCAAAACTCTGATCGTTCAGACCGCCGATTGATGCACCCGCAACGGCGGCGTTGACGCCAATAGTATGAAGCCCCTGGCCGTATGTATCGAATGCCGTGACGCCTGCAGTAACGATCGCCATTGCGGCGTCCTGAGCTGCAGTGGCCGTCTGTATGTTCTTTAGGAAATCGCCAAGATACTGTTCCGGACCAGACAACGCATTTATCATCGCACCATACTCACCGGTTCCATTGGTGAGTGCCCGAAGAGCATCATTGTACGCTTGAGCCTCGATGATATTCTCGGCCATTTGCTGCTTGCTCGTCGTGAGCATCTGAGTGCTGGTGATGCCGGCATTCGTTAGGGCGGCAAGAGCAGCCTGATTGCTACCGAATACTTTCGCAGCCATCGCTAGATTTGAATTGTATGTAGCTTGGTCCTGCCTGGCAACATTAAGAGCAGCTGCGTAGTCGGAAACGTTTTGCATAGCCGTATATGTAGCTGCTGAGTAAACCGTAACTTGCTGAACGCTTTTCCCAACATCAACCAGCTGAGTGTGAGCGGTAGCTGCCTGAAGTTTCGTCGTCTGCGCCGTAGCCTGGCCAAGAGCTGCTGCATAACCCATCATGCTGTATGACAACGTATTGCCAAGACTAGATAGCTTAGTCTGCTCGATAGTCTTCTGGGCTGCATCAGCGAACTGCTGGGCTGCGCTCTTTGCATTAAGGAATTGATAAACCAATACCCCAATACCAGCTGCCGCAAGCGTTATCCATCCCCATGGGAGTGTAGCGGCATCCTCTGCCTGCACAGCGAACCCCTTGAGTGCACCAGCTACAGAACTTGCACCCATGACATCGAATGCCGCTCCAACTTTGTAAATTCCAAGCGCGAGCGCGGGGAGCGTCCGGGAAATCAGGACAGCTGCGCCGGTGCCAATAAGACCCGCGTACAGGATAAAACCATGCATCGCCAGGGCGACGGAAAGGATTCCCTGGCCTAGCCCAGAGCCGGTAATGTTCTCTGCTAGGTGTGTCACCGCGTTCGCGACATTCAGGATGATCTCGGCATACCCAGGCATCACCTTGAGGAAGTTTCCGATGATCCCGCCGATGTTCCCGATCAGGGTACCCCAGCCAGAAAGGTCGGTAGCCGAATTCTTCATGAAAGTACCGAACCCACCGCCGCTCGTCATCGCGTAGGTGAAACGTGCACCGAGATCGTCAAGAGATTTACCGGCCGCGAGGGCGATTGTCTGCAGTATTCCTGCATTCTTGTTTACAACTTGCAGCCCTTCGCCAAGCAAGACGTATACCTCGGGCTGGGCTGCCTTGTTCATTGCAGAAAACGATCCGGTCAACGGGTAAACAGTCTTACCGGTCGCATCGATTGCAATATTCATATTCTTGAAATGGTTCTGAATTACATTGGTGGTATCAACAGCTGCAGCAGCAAACGCACCAAGACCAATGATGGCCGGGATCAGAGTTGCACCAACTTCGATGATACCATCGGTAAGCAGATGAAGGCCAGAAGCAGTCGAGATAAAGGCCGGAATGCCAACATGGGTTAGTGCACCGGCGAACAACTGGATATGGCCGCCAAGACCAAACCATAGATTACCGGCCGACTGCCACATCGGTATGCCAAGAGATATATTGTCGTCAAGGTTCTTGATCGCATTGCCGGCAGCTATTGTACTTACTAGAAGCCCTGATCCGATATTTGTTGCTACCGTAGTTATTGCACTACCCCAGCCACGGAGGCCGGAAGAGTTAGCAAGTATCACCGTTGAAAGCATGCCAAGATACGGGAGAAGGGAAACAAGCGCATCTCCGAAGCCGCCCATGTACTTGGTTCCGGAGTCAACATCGGCCGCCAGGGCAAGCATCCTCTGCATCAGAGGACTCAGCTGAACATCCGCATCCGAAGCCGAATGGGCGACCGCCTCGTTCGCGGCTTGAAGCGCCTTCTCTGCTGCGACGACCTGGAGGATATTGCTGGCACTATTCCCCTTGTTGATGTTCTGTGTCGCGCCAACAACCGGAATGTTCTTGATATCAATGTTGGCCGGGATATCGAGGATCGGCATGGTTTGGCCATGCTGCAGTATGTTGATAACCGTCCCGGTCTGTCCGAAGACCGGGATCTTTGATACATCAAACTTGATCGGAATCGTAAACTGCTCTGATCCGATATCGCCTAGATTAGGCATGTGAGATACATCAAACTTGACCGGGACCTCATACTGCATGTGGCCAAGCTTTTCCAGCTGAGAAGTCAGGTCAGCAGGCGTCAGGTTAAAGTCGAGGACATCGGAAATTCCTGCCTGGGTGATCAGTCGCTTGATTAGCTGCAGCTGAGTCATCAGCCGACCTGGCTGAACATTAACGTCAGCTAGGTCGGCGATACCCAGCGATTGAATCTTGGAGCGGAGAGCGGTGAGCGAGGCCCCGAGCGCGCTACTATCCACCTTACCCAGGCTGATTCCGCTAGCAAGCGCCTTCAGCGCGGCGAGCTTGGCCATCGCATCACCGATATTGAACTGCATTTGCCTGTCACCAGCGACATCATCCGCCGCCTTCTTGAGTGCGGACAGGCGACCCATCGCACCTGCAAATGCAGGTCCAGTCATGTCGTTCGCGGTGATGCGAATTTCCACTTCATTCGCCATAGTCCTCTACCCCCTCCTCTCTCCGTCCAAGACTTACAATCTGCATCATCCTGATGAAGTCTGCTGGCTGGTCCAGGATGCCTCCGGCCCGAGGAAGCGTCCCAAACTTCTCACAGAGACCGACGACTAGTTCGGCCCTTCCCAGTTCGGAAGGCTTTCCGATATGCTCGCCAGCCCGAGTGATGCTTCCTCCAAAGGTACGCCAGAGCTCGAGCCGTTCTCTGAGGTTTTTGGGATGCCGACCATGGCGAACTGCCATGCCGTGATGATCAGATTGCCCCAGCTTCTTTCCAGGGTATGCCACCCATCAAGAGTCAGCGGAACCGGAGTCCCCGGAGGGATCTCCAGGTCCCAGCTTACAGCGTGTTCTAGGAAGACGCTGGCCAGCTTGTCCTCGTTCTCTACACGTTCCTTTCCCGTCTTGATTTCATCGTCCGCTCCCGAGAGAAGCTGGTTCCACTCGCCAATCGTGCAAGGCCTGGCACGGATCACCAAGCCGTGCAACGGAGTGTCCTCGTCAAAGACGATCTTGAGGATCGTCGGTTCCGGTGTGAATCCCACTGTAGCCTCCGTTACAGAAAGAGTCGGTTATGCGTGAGTTGCCCAGGCCGGAACGGTACCGTCCGCGAGCGAGCCGGGAACCTGGAAGGTGAGCTCGCCCGTGTTGGCACGGGTGATCTGGTAATCGGTGAGCAGACAATTGTTGACCAGGGTCGGCATCCCGGAGCTCGCGCCGATCGGGTCGATCTCCACGCTGCGCGTGACCGACGTTGAGGTGACCGTCTTGAACACGTCGTGCGACTGGTTGGCCGCGGTGTTGAACACGCCGTTCAGCGTCACGGTATAGTCCGCGAGCAGGAGCAGGCGCTCGTTGGCGAACTTGTCGACGCCGGTGGTGTCCTGGGTGTTGCGAGGTGTGGTGAACGAGTAGTTTGTGATGTCGTTGGTGATGGTCCTCGCGGTCGGAACGGCATCCTGAACGATGATGACGCCGCCAAGGCCGCTAGTCTTTGCCATGGTATTATCCTCTCCGGAAGGCTTCTGCTATATCATTCTGGTGGTTGGCGAACTGGTCGACCCAGTCCTCTGGTCGGCGATGGTAGAGCGTTTGGATTCTACGCGGGTTACCGCGCCAGTCGCCACCGCTCACCAGATAGAACGGCGGACGACCAATCGGCACGCGATGACCTTCTCGGTTGAAGCATGGATTCCCCGGCTTGTAAATGAACTTGAACAGTGTTGGACCGACCCGCTGCATGCTGTGCGTTCGCTCCTTGTCGTGCGTTAGGAAGTGATACTGCTTCCTTCCTCGGTCCGTGCTCGTGTCGACTGTGGTTACGAACCCATGGACGATGCCGTCACACTTGTACTCCTCGCATGTAGCGGGACGCCAGTGTGTCCGAACCGGAGCGGACCATGTGAATGTCTTGAAATGCTCGGGACCGGCATCCGGAGCGAGACGGCTGACCATCGCCCGACCGAACGGTACCTGAACCATGTGCGACATCTAGAACACCTTCCCCGCCGCTAGGTTACGTACAAACACCACGGCGAACTGTGCGTAGGTGAAAGTTCCAGTCGTTACCACCTTGAGAAACTCATTGACGGCCGTAATATTGCTAACCGATCCGCGGAACGAGCCGCGCGTTGTCTTGCTGCCGAAGTCGATGAGCGGGGTGTAGCTGCCACCCGAGGTGGTCGCATGGGTAATGGACACATCCACGTTCGTACCGACCAGCGCCACGAGTTGGAGGTATGCCTGGGCTCCGAAGGCGGTACCGCCAGACCCGCTCGTGTCATCGTAGGCTGCACCCACCGTAGCCGCGGTGTCAGCCCGGAGGCCAGCCGTTAGCTGATACCCCCACTCGACTCCGAACCCATCAGCATCAATTTCGGTTTGCATCGTCAGCTGACCAGTGTTGTCTCTTGTGCCATCGTAGTTCAGCTGGACACCGTTGCAGCAAGCTGCCGGATTCCCCAGCGCATTTCCGCGTAGATAGCTGGCTACCACATCTGTCCGGGGAAGCACCGACAACGCATTGTGCTCGGCTAGTACCCCAGACCAGGCCCAGGTTGGAGCCGAGGAGTAGGTGATCGATATCCCCTGACCGGCCGGAACTACATAGGTACCTGCTGTCGTACCAACCTGGACTCCGTTGACGAAGACGAACGTGAGTGCGCCGCCAGTAATCGTCACGAACACGGGCCAGGTATTGGTATTGAGCTGCACCACGGTGGTCGCCGGAACGGACGGTGTATTCGTGGTCCCGGTGTTATCGAACAACGTAGTGAACTGCATGTTGCCATCACGCTTGCCCGGGAGCCTAGACTCAGCGAGCTGCTTAATGGTCGTCGCCTCGAGGAGCGCCGTTGGGCCGCTGATCTTGTCGATCGAGGTGACGTCGCCGGACAGGTCATAGCCGCCAACGTAGATGTTGTCTCCGAGGCCCGATTGCTTTGCCATCACGCCACCTGCACAAATGCATCGTTGATAACGATAGGGATGTTGATTGTCATGATACGGTACATCCTCCGATCTATCTCTACATACCCGGCGTTAGCAGAGAGTTTTGTACCGTTCGCTCCGAGCAAGTCTACCTCCCGTACATCCGCTACCCCTCCGAAGTCGAAGTCGCCGCTGAACGTTCCCATCAGGTCAGTCACCGCAGCCAGTACCTGTGGATCGATCATGTCATACGGCATCTGTGTGAACGGGATGTAGACTCTGCCCTGGAACAGCACAACAATCGACGTCGCAGCCTGGCCACTCAGTCGTGCCGGGTTTATTGACTGCACCCACAATGCGAACGTGACATTGTTGCCCGGAGCCGATTTTGGTTCGTGACCGTTAACGCTGTCAAACCGGCCGCTGGCCAACGCATAGCTGATGATCTTATCGATCACCTCGTTGATCGCCGCATCGTTAAAGACTGCAGGCAATGTCGGCTCCTTCCTAGGAAACGATCAGCCCGTTACGGCTGGCCATCTGCTGCGGCGTCGGCTTCTGTATCTTGATGTGCTTGAGGCAGGCGGGAACGGCAACGCAGGCGACTACCATCTGTCCGGGCCCGACTATGTTCTGCTGCCATGACGGAACCATCGTTTCGGCGTCCTCGACCTCAGACCATGAGTAATGCGGCTCTCCTGGCTCTAGCGTGCCCTCCTCGAGCGTAGCCACGCGAAGGAGGTACTCGGTAACACACTCAAGACACTTCAGGCTGTCCATCGCTCTTTGCCTCCACATGAGCCGATGATGGGATCTCCGGCAATGGATCCTGCCCGAAGGCGGCCATCGCTGAAGACATCGCGCCGTAGTCCGTCGCGAAGTTCGCATAGATGCTGTAAAACAGCGTAATGAAAATTCCCCACTTGAGCCAGACGCTCGGTGCAAAGAAGAACAATAGCGCCACGGCAGGGAAGTTAACCAGCCAGTACAGCATTCCGTAATAGTGCACCTTGTACTGCGTGTGCGGGTTGGTCTCCAAATCCTTGATCACGATCCGAAGCCATCCGTGAGGCATCCTCCGTGCCGTCACAACGGTTCGCATTGCCCTGACCTCGGCTCGCAATTTTCGGATCTCGGCGATCGAGTCCTCAGAGAGCTTGACCTCATGCTGTGCCATATGGAGCCTCGTTATTCATTGAGCGCCGCCAGGTACGGTGGTAGTTCTTCCTGGGCGAGGTCGGCCGCCTCCATATTCAGCTCAAAGCTGATCTTCTGGAAAGCATGGTAGCCAGGGAAGCGCGGGGAAAGACCGCGCGCTGCTCTTCCTGCCATACCGAAGTACAAGTTGCCCGGGCCAACACCCTCGATCCAAGGACCATAGATCATCCCGGGGTATCCGCCATCCGTCACCAAGACGGCGTCCGTGGTGTCCCGGTGAGATACAACATGGGCAACTAGATACCCGGCATCCTTTGGGACGGGGTTGTGAACCGGATCGCCACCATTGAACCCAAGGTACATGTACTGCGTCGGCAGGTAGGTACGAATCCTATGGACCGCAATGTCCCCGATGTGATCCTCAACATGACGATCGTAGGCGGACATGATGCCCTCCCAGCGACCGTCAAATACCGGCCCCTGATCACCCACATCGACGACGATGATAAATCCCATCAAACCACCCGACTTCTGGCCTTGCGTCCGTATGCTTCGAAACAGTTGTTCCTAAGATCTTGGATGCCCGGACCGGGGAATGATTCCCGTTGCTGTCCCTGGCCTCGCTGCGACTGTCCGTAATAATTCGACTGCTGCTGGTTGGCATAGCCCTGCGGCTCCTGAATCGAACCGACAGCAAACTCGGCCACCGTCAGATCGGTCACGAGATCTGGATATACATCAACAGATACCGATGCATTATTCAAATGCGTGACGGCCGTGGTGCCCAGGAACCCGCGTGTCACCGTAAGCTGGCGCTTAGCCCAGATAGGCGGCGAACTATGCGTCGCGAGCACGGAGCCGCTATACGAACGCTTGACGATCATGTTGTTCCCGAGGATGTACTGGATAAGCATCCACTCGCTGTCGAGCAGAATAACCTCGCCAGTGGCAAACTTCGTCCCATCAGCAACTGTCATCGTATTGTCAGCAGCTGAGGCGGTAGTACACCCAAACGAAGGGCTGATGCTGGTGTTTATGTACTGACTGTCCGTCACGAGCAGGCGCTCGCTATCGATTACCAGCGTGCTACCGGCGTCCGCCCCGCTGTTCGGTCCGACCTGGACCGATGACTGCGTCGTCGACGTGATCGCCGCGGCAAGCGACGAAACAACCTGAGTCTGTATCCAGTATCCGAAATAGCCGGTAATACCGATATCCAACTGTGGCGTAGTATTGTTCCCGAAAGTCGCATTGGTATCGCGCCGCAACTGAAGTTCGGTATACGGTGCTCCGTCCACTGGCCCGAGGATGTACTGGCCAACCGGGATCACAATAGGCGACGGAAGGAATGTCCCGCTAACAATCTGTCCACCCGGTGCGTTCGCCGGATCCCCTGCGAGCTCCTTCTGGTCAAGCCATAGCCGCCAGGGGTACGCATACTGGTAGTTAGGCCAGTCCCATCTGTACGTCGTCAGGATGGGGAAGAATTTCCGCATGCAGAGACGGTCAACCGCTCCCGAGGCGGATTGAATTTTGCGATCGATGACTGAATCGCTGTACGCCGACTGCTGTACGTCTAGCGCTCGTCTCGCCTGCTCGCGGGTAGCGTAGCAGGCTCTCGTAATAGCCATCCGTTGCCTTGCTTTCTTGCTGAGAACCCTCGCGGGTAGGCTGGCCGTCTCTGCGGTTGTGGGTTAAGCGTAGCTTACGGGACGAGGAACCCGCCCGTCGACGGATCCGCCTCGCCCGGACCGGCCCCGGAGGCCCCGTTTTCGGACGGAGCGGCCCCTACGGCTCGCGCGCGGGCCCCGGCGATATAGCCGCGCGCCCTAGCGACGGCCGAAGCGTTCTCGCCCCGCTTTTCGGCTATCGCAAGAAGTCGCTCGGACTCGTCAAGGTTGCCTTTTGCGTATTCGTCTCGGGCTAGTTCCATCGCCTCGAAGCCGCTGATGCCGGCGTACGGCTCAACGGCTGGCTCTGGCTCAGGAACGTCAAGATCAGCCTCCAGGACCTGGTCCGGGGTAGCTTCCTTCAGCGCTGCTGAGTCCTCCGAAGAGCCCGACGGGCTCGCTGGGCTGGATGTAGTCTCTTGGCCACTGCCATCCGTCGAATCGGCAGTAGAGAGTGGTGCTGGGCTGGGAACTTGGGCCGGTGAGGAGGGGTTCTCCACAGTTGGGGCAGGCGATGGGCGGTCGGTCGTTCCAGAAGTGCCACTCTTGTCGAGCCCACTTTCGGATGTCGAGGAGCTGGTACCACGACGTAGCGCATCCCACCTTTCAAGGGGGTTGTTGCTCGACCCCGCACTAGTTGACCTTGCCATTCTTGGCCGACCCCCAGTCTTCTTCGTCTGTCTCTTCTGAACCTGGTGCCTGCGGCGTCTCTCGGTCGTCCACGACGGCGATCGCGGGCGAGGAGGCATCCGATGCAGACGACTCCGCAGGCACGACCTCTTCTCGTGGGGTTCCGCACATCGGGCACACGGTGATCGTGCCCGCGATCGCCTGGCAGCCGCAATGATCACAGTCCCACACGTTGCCTCCTACTTACTTGGCCTCGCGAGCGGCGGCCAGTACATAGTGATCCAAAGCTTGCCTTGACGGACTAGCTCGGTTGTTTCTTTCTGAGCGTCGGAATTGCTTACATCCGCCGTTGTAATACGGGGCATCGTCTCATCTCCTACAGTGCGGTGATGGTTGCGCCCGCATCATACGGGACATAGGTGACGGACCACTGAATAGCTCCGGTACTAGTGGCCGCGGTGGTCACATCGATAGTTCCGGCTGGTACGAGCAGGAGGCCGCCATTTGAAATTAGGATGCCCTGCGCACCAGCTGATGTGCTCCACAGAAGCGTACCGTCGGCGCCACTCGCGAGCAGGGCGCTGGTCTTGGCCTGGGGGACGGCCAGGGAAACCCCGGCCGCCTTCCCGGTCAGGTCCAGCGCGGTGCAGAATGATGTGGTCGAGGCCGAGCCACCAGTCGGCGTATTGCCGACGGATAGCGTCGTCGTCTGTGACTGGATGTTTGTCGTGACAACACCGGTCAGGGTGGTCACGATTACCCGGCCACCGGACACCGTGAAAATGTGTCCGGTGGTCGAGGCGGGCAGCGTCTTCGGTCCGCCCGTAACCAGCATGCCGTAGTACGCACCGAACAGTTCGGCCGGGCGCGGAAGGGCGGACACCAGATCCTCCTAGGGAGCCGTAACCGAACCGGGCGTCTTACGCGCAAGCGGGACCCAGAGCAGAGCCCAGGTAAGCGCGCCGGTGTTGGTGGCGTCGGTGGTGATGGTCACGTTCGTCCCCTTGAGAACGAACGCATCCAGGCTGGCAGCCGAGCCCTTCGCCGCTACAGCGGCTGGAAGGACCCCGCCGAGCACAGCCGGCATCTGGATTACCCCACCGGCTGCCGTCGCGTTGAATGCGGCCGCCGGATTAGCAGCGATCGCTGCATTCGCTCCGGTGATGCCAACGGAGATATTCACAGCCGTGGCCGCGAACACAGTAGAGACGACAGCCACCAGACCAAGAACCACGACGGATCCGGTCACCGTGAAGATCGTCCCGGTCGCCGTCGCCGGCAGAATCTTGCCCGGCTGGACAGCGATGTTAGGTGCAGCCCCGACGCCCTTGTAGGGCATCAGCTGCTTGATGGAGTAGCCGGTCAGCGAGCTCATGGGCTAGGCACCCAGGATCTCAAGATTGGCCGGGCCACGCTGAACGACGAGGTCGTTCAGGATGGCAACGCACAAACCACCCGAGCCCGTCATCGTGGCCTTGATGTAGTCGTACGGATCGGACAGTTCGGATGTGAAAACGTGCACGAGGATGCACGCCGCCGTTGCGAAGTTCTGGGCGGTATTGTTGAACGTGATCGCGTTGGCCGGTCCGCTCACGTTGTTCGCCGAAGTACCGGTCCACGGAGCAGTACCGGGGTTGTATGTCGCCTTGTTCCAGGCGGCGGTACCGTCGAGGGCACTCGTCCAGTACACGTTCTTAATGGCGAACGCACCATTGGAGAAGCTGCCACCAAATGTGGAGTCCTGGGTCAGCGTCAGCGTGGTCGTAACACTCGCGGTTGCATTCCACGCGAGGAGTGCGACGCCAGATGCACCGCGCATCTTGATGGGCTTGGCCGAGGCGGCCGGGATCACATTGAAGAGGCGACCGAGGGCTTCCATTCCTGCCATTTGAAACTCTTCTCTTGGTAGTGGGCGTTAATGCACTACTGCTAATTCGGATTTGTCTTCCAAAATCCTACCCGACCCCTGCCGAGCCGACGGCCCAGCGCTCTTTCAGGCTAGCGTTGCCTGCCCGGCAGGGAGCTTGCTAACGACCCGCGAGCTGGACGAACGGGGTCAGGGTGTTGGTCGAGTTGTTGTGCGGGGTGATCGCCGACTGGATCCAGGGCCGACCGTCGAGGCGCTCGATGACACGGAACGCCGTCTTGTCGTTCTGGAACTTGTAGTGCTCGGACGACATCGACTGCATCATCTGGCGGTCACCGACGAGGTAGTACCCCAGGTCCACGAAGTTGATGTCACCGGCAGTGCCCAGCGCGGAAGTCTTCTCCGTGAAGTACACCGGGCGGCCGAGGATAGTGACGGGCGGGGTCGCCGCGCCAGGGTTGGTGTAGTTGCCCATCCAGACCGGGCCACCGCCGGTGCCGACGGACAGAGCCATCGTCGCCAGTTCGGGGAAGGTATCGATGGAGCAGATCCAGATTGCACGGGAGAGGGCGGTCGGCAGCATCCGGGCGAACATCTTGATGACGTTCTCCCAGACGATGGTGTGGGTGGCCTGGCCTGCCTCCGCCGCCACGTTCACCGATGCGGGGCAGTTAATGAAGCCGAGCGGCTCGCCGACGCCCGTGCCGGTCATGAAGGCGATGTCCTCGAACCAGGCGATCGCGCGCGGGAAGATGGTGTCGAAGAAGGAGGAGAACGCGGGCGCGTCCGCCAGCAACTCGTTAGGCACCTCGGCGTAGGCGGTCAGCTTCTTGGCGTCGAGCACGACACGGCCGAAGCTCGCCTGGCTCTCCGTTAGCTGCGCCGCTTCCTCGGTCCAGTAGCAGACGATCCCGCCGAACACGGACGAAACGTTGCTGGTCACGTCGATCATGGGGATCGGCACGCGCAGCGAGTCCATCGGTATGACCTGAGCGCGCGGCCGAACGATCGCGCTCTCCAACGCCACCTGCAGGATCTCCGAGCGGAGCCGTTCCGGGATCAGGAAGCCACCGTCGGCCGGCACCTCGGAACCGAAGGAGTTCTGAACCTGGAGAAGCTTCGAGCGCTTCGCCCCCAGCGCCTGGGAGTTACGCAGCGTCTCATACCGGGGCCAAATGGTTTGGAAGAACTCGGCGGAGTTCTCGAACTGCGCCTCGCCCATCTCTGTCTCGAGCTTCGCACCCCAGGAACCCTTGTTATAGGCCGCGCCCTTGCCGTGGGACACGGCCTTGGCGGCGCCACCGAGTTCAGCCGGAAGCGCATTGGAGAAGTTCAGCCGAGAGCCGCCCATGCCGTTCTGCGTGGCGAACTCCGCCATCGCCATCTGGACCTGCTCCTGGATCTGCTTCTGTAGATCGTTGTCCTTCTCCCACTGCTTCTTGGCGTAGAGCCCGATGAACTCCTTGAACTGGCCGGGCGTGTTCATCATGTCCCGCACCTGCTGAGGATTGGAGAGCATCTCCTCCAGCTCCTCCATGCGGGTGGGCAGCGTGATGGTTGGTGCCATTAGTTATCCCTTCAGTGCGCTCAGCAGCGCTGCTGCATCCGCGTCGGAGTAGATCACCGTGTCGGCCTCGTCGCTGGTGTCCGAAGCCCATGCCCGCTGGTGCGCCTTCAGGTGCGACTCAGCGGCCGACTTGTTGGTAAGGTCCTGGGTCTGGTTCAATCGACCCAGGGCCGCTGTAACCCCGGCCTTGTTCGGCGGTGAGCCGGGATGCTTGTGGTGGGGAAGGGCCCAGTGCTGTCGCTGGTCCGGCTCGCCCGCGCTGTGCTGGCCGGCACAGATGGAACGGAAGTCGGAAGCGCTATGGCACGAGCTCATCGCCGCGCTACCATCCCAGCTGGTACTGTCGTAGGCCGCATTCGACATGGCAGCCGGTCCAGGCGAGCCATCAGGAAGCACGTAGTCGTGGTCAGTGTCGCCCGAGGCCGAAGAATCGTTGTCGCCATCATGATCCGGATCAGTCACGTGATGCGTGTGCGGGTGGTCATGAGGGCCCCAGTTCTCCTGTCCCTCCTCGTGAGCGTGGCTGTGTGGCTCCTCGTGACCATGGTTGTGGTCATGGCTCATGTGCTTGTGAATGTGCACGGCATCGTTGTCGTGAGTGTGCGAATGAGCATGAATGCCATCGTCGCCATCACCGAACCCGAAATCGGCATGGTTATGACTGTGGCTCCCGGTCGTCGGCTCGTGATGGACATCGAAGCGACCATGGTATGGGTGGTGTGCAGCATCCTGGACCACACCCTCGTCCTCACCACCCGTGACCGTGTCCGCACCCTTGGGAAGGATGCCACCCTTGGCATAGCTCACGTTGGCCGTTGGCTGACGCTGGTACACCGACATATCGAAGTTGGCTGCAGAGGCGGCGACCGCGGCCTTGCCCTTGACCTTGAGCTCCGTCAGCTCGTCCGCCAGCCCGGCATCGACTGCTTCCTGGCCCCGGTACCACCCCTCCTTCTCCATGACGCCGAGCCAGTGGTCAGCCGTGAGGCCGGTCCGCGCCGCGTAGATGGTGGAAATGTTCGCCGTGTTCTCCTCGAGCCGGTCGGCCATCTCCCGCAGATCCTTGGCATCGCCGATCGCCATCGAGAAAGCATTATGCACCATCATCTGGGCGGTCGGGGCAATGCAGATCTTGTCCCCGGCCATCGCGATCACCGAGGCAATCGATGCAGCGATACCGTCAACATAGATGGTCACGGCATCGCGTGCCATGAGACAGTTGTAGATGGCCAGGCCATCCCAGACCTCGCCGCCAGGCGAGTTGAGATGGACATCGATCGGGCCGGTGATGCTGGCAAGATCAGAAATCAGGTCGTGGGCGGTGATCCCGAAGAACCCAATCTCGTCATAGATGCTCAGCTGAGCCGGGCCGTCGTTGGAGTTCTTGATCTTGTACCAGTCATTGTGTCCCTGAGCGAGGGCCACGATGCGGCTTCCCCTGGTCGTCCGCCAGGGCGTGTTACGGTTCATACCAGTTCCTTCACTCTCCCGTAATCGCAGACTTCCTTCACCCAGGTGGCGACATTCCGCTCTAGGTCGTAATTGTCATGATTTTCCGGATGCGACAATCTGGACGCATTCTTCGGATTCGGAGGATTGTCAACCCCGTCAGAGTCGGCGTGAGGCTTGGCCCCGGTGGTAATAGCCGGAGGATTCCATCTCATCGGAGGAAGCCCAACCACCTCAGCCGCATCCTGAGCATCATACCCGGCAGAAACCAAGACAGACACGGCATTGGACTTAGCCGTCAGTTCATCATTGGCGTCATTAGCGCTTGACGGCCTCGGGTCATCGTAGTCCATCTCCCGCTCGGATCCTGTCGGTCCGAACATTGGAAGGTAGAACTCGTTGACGATGGTCCTGAGACGATTCAGCCTCGGGATCTCGTGCCAGGCAATATGGACTTCTTCTGCAGTCTCAGCGTTCGCACGGTTGACGTCCGTTGACTGGCCCAGCATTGCTTGGTGCACACGATAGGCTTCTCGGATGATGTCCCGCCCCAGAGTTCGCAGCTCGTAGAACTGCATGTCACGGACGGTATAGGTATTGGGCTCCCAGGTAGCACCTTGCTCAAGAATACCCACGCGATGTCCGCGAGCCACGCCCTGATGCTGTTCACGCCAGCGGGCCGTGAACTCGTTGAACTCTGTGTCTGTGAGCCGCTTGGCAAAGGTGACGATTCCACCGGGCACCGCCGAGTTGAGGAAGAAGTTGCGAGACCACTGGGCACTGTACTTAGTCGAGTCGATATCCGCGAGCAGGGACTGAACAGCACTCATGCCCCGGTAGATGTCAGAGGGGCACGGATACTTGACCTGGATAACCTCATCAGTGCTCAGCGGCACCTGCTCGCCGGAAGGGCCGGTGTAGACCCATCCAGCCAGGAATTTCTCCCTGTCCGGGATCGGTTCCATCCGCGCCGGGCTGACCGGCCAAATCTCCAGGGGGATCCCCAGGCCGGTAGGACCCCGGTTGATCACCCAGTACCACTCGCCGACCAGCTCCATGTGCTGCCAGCCAATCTCTCGGAAGTGCTCGCCCGTCATGAACGGGTTCGGTCGCTTCCATAGCTTGAGTGCCTGGTGCCGCAGAACCTCAATTCGCTGGTCGCTCCCCTTGTCCGTCCTTGCATAGCGGACGCGGCCATCCTGATCGGTTTTGTACATTTTCCAGCCGCCGTACGCCTGGCTGCCGGTGGACAGAAGCTGAACGATGGCGTACAGAGTGCTCTGTCCGTCCATCGCGTGCATCATGGTATTCCGGTCCTGTATGCCGCTCCCATACAGGCCATTGCCAGTTCCGCTCCAGCGGTCAGCAAAGGGAACTGGACTGTTCGCAGCAAGATTGCGAAGAGAACGACCCAGTTCGCCGAGCGCTGAAGTTCTTGGCATTACCGGCTCACCCTCCACTCAACAGCCAGGAACGATGCAGCCGTCACGATGAGGCCGGTAAACATCGAGTGATCAAACCCGGCAGCATCAGCAAACCCGGCAGCGAGGAAGAAGTAGCCGTGTTCCTTGAGGTGACCGACAGCTATCGAGGCTGGCCGCTCGAAGACCGCACCAAGAGCGGCCAGCCTCTTCCGGACGGACTGGAGTGAGCGAGTCCGCCTGGTCTCTACCGGAGGAAGCGCATGGAGCGCATGCTGTGCCATCAGCCTCCGTCCTCTGCAAGCATCTTCTCGCCCTTTTCGACCAGCTCACGGAACTCAACCGCCGTGAGCGTAATCGATGTGACGCGGCCCGCCTGGCGCTGGTCGTGGAAGGCGATCGTGTATCCAGCCTTGCCATCCGGTGTGAGTGCGCCAAAGATGATCTCGGTTCGGTCGTACACGCGATGCTTGCGCCACATGCCGTACGCCGTCTCCTGGACGACCATAGCGGCGATGTCTGGGTACTTAGCGATGTTCGGGTGCAGATCAGACATGCTCTTTCGCACATCGTCTAGGTACTGCTCCAGGCTATCAGCCACGACGATTATTCCCTTCCGAGCGGTAGACGGCCATCCCGATCGCTCCGTCAACAGCGATCACCTGGATGCCGGGCAGCTTCGCTCCGATCCCCATCTCGATCTCGTTGCGCTCTTCCGTGCTGATATCACGAGCAAGGGCGATGATCAGTTTGTCGCCCGGCCGGACTACGAAACCGGCATATTCAGTTTCCACCTGGACAACATGCCTGCTTCTGCTTTCCCCAATAACAGACATAACATGCCTTCCCCGTCCGGCCGGTAGACCCGGATCCCCTCGACCTCGGGGAATACCACGAGACGAACATCCGGAAGAAAGAAATGCAGACGGTCCTGAATCTCGTGATTCTCTTGCTCGCTGATCCGCCGACTGAACCCAACGATGATGGTATCGCCCGGACGGACGACGCCCGTCTTGATCTCGCTCTGAGCCGCTTCGCCGATCTTCTTGGCGAACTCTTCGATGCTCTCTTTGTCTGCCATTACAGATGCCTCCAACTGTCCGGCACAACGCCATACAGGGCGATAATCACGCCGATGATGCCGATCACGATGGCCATGGAATGTTCCAGGGATATGTGACCGAACCACAGAACACAAGCGAGGATGACCAGGAAGATCCCGGCGAGGATAGAGAACATGTCACACGCTCCTAAACAAGGCTCGGATACCAAAATCACGCTCGGCGACTACGTAGCGCATCGCATCGGCCCCGTGGTCATCTTCCTTCTTCGGCTCATCCTGCTCTTTTGGCTCGCCAGAGCTCTTCTTGCGCGACCAGACATAGCCAGGAATCTCGTCGTACAGGCAGGTTGGCTTACTTGCGTCCTCGAGCTCTGGATCTTTCTCGATCAGCGCATCACGAAGGAGATAGATTCGGCGGCGGCCATCTCCCGTGTCCCGGAGCCGTACCTGAACGGCTTGAATTCCCTCGGTCACGGCCTTATGAGCCGGGGAGGTACTAAGGCCGGTTTCGCGCTCGAGAACGACCCGTCCTTCTGCGTCGTGGTCACACGTAATGACAGTGGGCTGCGGCTCAAGCCACCGCCCGTCAGGAGCCACCGCTGCCATGATAGTCTTTGCATGCTGGTCAACAGTCCGACGTGTATGGTAGAGTTCGCGATACATGTAGAGACGTCCGTCGTGGTCCTCGGTCCACCACTGGCATGTGAATGGGTTGGTGAACCCGAAGTCGACGGCCCAGTACCGTCGCCATGAGATTGGGATTCCTGCGTGGTCAAGCGCTTCACCTTTTCGCCATTCCTCCGGGATGCCATCAAGCATATGTTCGCCGGAGAATTCCTCATAGATGACACCCTCGGCAGCCACCCAAAGGCCCAGGCGCAGTCGCTTGTGCCGGACGCCGGTTAGCCGGTCCAATTTGGAAAGATAGGCGCGGCCCCGCTCGGTCATCTGGCCGTCCGCGAACAGGATCGGGTTGTCCTCGTGAGTTGAGTGGAACATCGTCGTCTGGCCCAGATCGCAGCGATTCTTGAGCCAGTGCGTCGGATGCGACGGGTTACAGTCACCAAGTAGCTGCTGGAACGAGACCTGCCAGTTACGAAGCCGGGTCGTGATGCTTTCCCAGTCGTTCTCGGTCAGGTCCGTCGCTTCCTGGACATACACCAGGTCGTATTCCGATGACATGATCTTCTCGATCTTGTCCAGGCCGCCGATAACGACAGTCGAGCCGTTCCGATAGCGATAGGAGGCCGGTTCCTGGGCGGAGCCGCCATAGTAGTTCACATCGCCGGAGTTCAGTGCTTCCGCGACGACAAACTTCCGCCAGGTAACAAGTGCTGTAGACGAGAGTGAGGTCGCCGTCTTGCGGCAGATTAGGCCGCGCATCCCTGGATTCATCAGGCACATGAGGTGGAGTTTCTCTAGACATGCACGGCTCTTTCCAGTCCCGGCCGGACCAGCAACAAGGACCTCAGGGTCGCGGCAGGAGAAGAGGTCCTTGCAAGCGCCCCGGGGGGCGAAACGATGCTCAACTTTAGGCAACGCTCCTCCTCTCCGGGTCATCCCGTGCATGCGGAGCCTGAGGAAGCATTCCTGTGCGTGCCTTGTAGTCAATGATGCACATCATGTACTGGTCGCAGAGACGGATCTCTCTCGGCTCGGTAGCAAGGCAGTTGCCAGCGGCGAGGCAGTCGGCATCGCCAGGATTCGCTCGCGGGTTGTTGCCCAGGGTGCTCACTCGATCGCCCCATTCTGCCTGGACATGACCGCGGCTACATAGGCGTCGGTGTTCGCGGCGAGCCGCCGGAGGATCCGTGCCCGCTCTGGAGCGAGGACGCCCTCTGCATGCATCGCATTGTCGATGGCGTCGGCTAGGGGCCCGGTAATCGGCTCGTCGGCGACGGTGACCGCCGTATTACTGGCCTGAGACTCGCGCCGGGCGATGTATGCGGGCGCACACCGGGGACAGTGCGCGGAAAGGAGGCTATCGTTGACCGCACTCCGGGTCCACTCACTCCAGTGTCGTGCACAGGCGTGAAACTCGGTTCCCTCAACCTTGCACAACACGCTTACCGAAGCCGTATCGCTGCAGGTATCGAAACGGGAGAAGTAACACAGTGCTGCGCGCTCATCGAGCGTCTGCGGCTTCATAGCGTGTACCCGTCCGTCAGCCGCGTCCATGTATCAAGCGCGGTCTCCCTCGGGATCCTAGTGCCATTCGGAAGGATGACCGAGCGAGAGTGTTCAAGGATCGAGTTTGCCGCTTTGCAGGACCAGCGAACATTCATGCCGGATGTACGGATCGGTGTCAGCCAACGGATAGCGTCTGTGCTCACAGCGTCACCTTCTTGAAGGCGACGTGGGACGCGAGGTAACCGAACGTCGTCGGGATGACCACGTAGAGAGCCGCGCTGACCGCGCCCGGCATGTTTCCGTGGAAGCCGTAGTACTGGACAAGCCAGACGATGAGGGATGTCAACGCGATTACATAGGCGGTACCGGATCGCGCTTCGTCTGCAGAATTAGCCACGACCACCCGCCACTTCATGGGCGGGCTGGTTGGGGGAGGGGTGTGGGATGGCTGTGTCATAACGACCACATCCCACATGCCTTGTAGAGGTACACGGCCATGCGCCAGTGGTTCTTGGACAGCCGATAGGCGATCGTATGGATCACGGACTCCGCTGCAAGGCGGACGCGGGTACGGAGCGGGAGCGGCGGGATGACCTTGACCTTGCCCCGACTCGCCTTCTTCCTCCATTGCTCAGCAAACTCGTCGATCTGGGCTTCTGTCCAGTTGTCTGCTGCTTTTATCACCGAAGCGCCTCCGTTACATCGCCCGCTTCGATAATGTAGTGGACGATGTTCGGATCGTCAGGCGAGCCTGCCGTTGCGCCCGCACCGCGCGGGCTCAGTTCATCGGCCACCGCGCGAAGCAGGTCCATCTTGGACTTAAGAATGCCTCGGTGTCGCCGTGAACCGAGGTTTGTGCCATCATTGTCAGTCGGGCGATATGTTCCTGCCCTCATCGAAACCAAGACATCGTTCAGCTCGTCGAAGTCTGCCTGCAGTTCGGCAATGCGATTCTGCTTCTTCGAGATCCAGAGGCCAGCGGCCTCAATGGCTAGCTGCCCAGCGAGCGCGGAACGTACCTCGCTAATATCCTGGACATACTTCTCTGCAAAGTCTGTAATATCGGCGGTGTCAACACCAAGCCGCTTCGCAATACTCGCATGGGACCACTCACCCATAGCAAGGTCGCGGATGAGTTCTAGACGCAGACGACCGCGGTTGAGAATCGTGACCGGCGTCGCACCAACCGATGTCCGGGCGGCCTTCCGCACACCGGCGGGGGTATCGACATCGGTGCGAATTCTGCGCTGGGCCACAACACAACTATAGCCCTCCCTGCCATTTACCGCTACTCCGCAGGGAGGGCTATCTTTTTAGTACCTTTATTCGGTTATCGGGGGCAATTCAAGCTCGCCCATTGCTATTACTTCTGGCTTGAAAATAGCATCAACCAGAAGCTCGACCGAAGGCTCATATGGGCCCCGGTAGGCGAACCACAGAGAGAACTGTGATCCACCAGAGAATATATGGAATTGTCGTAGTCGATAGACGATCTGGTACGGACCGGAATCACCGGAGAGCATCCCTTCGATTGGCGGGATTACTGGGACGACCACGTGGTCAAACCCTTCCCCGATAGGGTGATCAGTTCCCTTCCAAGGTCCGTCCAGGTAAATGGGATGTCTCATCATCGCTCCTCTAAATGGCTCCACCCAGACCTCCTCGCCGGGGTCTGGGTGGAGGGTTGGCCCGCCCGGTAGAATATCACAGGTCGCACCACCCGCTGGCTACCGGGCGGGGGTCTTAGGTACCGTCTACGCCGCCATGAGCTGGACGTCGAGCGCGGCCTCGTTGGCGGAGGCCACGCCGGTCAGCGCGAGCACCGACACGTAGGCGTTCTTCTCGGCGATGCGGCGGAACGCCTTCACGGCCGCGTCGTGCCCCGGCCCGAAGCCGATTAGGACGATGGCGATGACCAGGAACTCGTCCGCCTGGCTCACCCAGTTCTCGAACGCCTCCTCTTCCTCCTGGGTGGTAATCTGACCGTCGCCCCAGTAGACGACCATCTGGGTCGGACGGCTGCGCATCGGACGGCTGCCGAATTCGCCCTGGAACGCCTTCTCGCTCGCCCGCACGGCGGGCATCGGGTAGGTGCGCCCGTTCCAGTCGTCCTCGTTGCCCAGCACCTCGACGACGTTGCCCTCGTGGAGGTCGCCGAGGTCGCGCGGGTCGCTAAACTCGTGCTCCTCCGGATCCCACCCCTGAAACTCGCCCGGCTCGTTAAACGCGAACGACCGGACGCCGCCCTTGTCGGTACCGACCTCGTGAGCGGCCTGGGAGTCGGTGCCGGCGAGGAGCTTGGCCGCCAGCGGGATCGCCTGCTGGAGGAACTCCGCCTTGGTCATCGTGCCCTCGGGGTCGACGGGCTCGAGGTTCGAGCGTGAGCGGTCGATAATGAACACCGGCTCCTTCTCGCGCCCGCCGTTGTCGGGCTTCTCCTCGAGAATCTGCTGCCTTGGGGTCCGCCCCTTCAGGCCGGTCACGGGGGTCTCGACGATGTTCTGGATCTGGTTTCCGCTAAGGGTCTCGCTAGGCATTTCGGGTTACCTTCCTACAGATGGATGTTGCTCAGGGTGGACGAGATGTCCGTGCCGATGGCTATCATGACCACGGCAAAAACGAGGGATAGGAAGAAGGCCCAGAGCGCCAGGGTACGGATCGTGTGGATATCCTTGGCCATCTGGCGCGTGTAGGCGATCTGTAGCTCGCTGGACACCGGGACGAAGACCGGCTGCTGTTGCGGCTGCGTCTGCTGCCTTGGATCCGGCGGCTGAATGTGGCCAAGTAGGGTCGGCGGCTGGCGGGGATCCTGTCCAGGGCCCCTGTTCGGCGGCTTCTGGTATGGATCCTGTCCAGGTGGTCCCATATGCCCTCTCCAGGGTACCGATGTGGCCGGGGGAGAACCGACCGCCCAGAGCGTCTCGGTGTCGGCATGGCCGAACGACTGTCTAGGACGCTCTGGGCGGTGGCTGTACATCATTGCCTCTCGGGGTGGCGGTTGTTAGTTGGTGGTCACCAGGTTGATCCAGCCGACCGGGCCGGTCTGGACGCGCTGGTATGTGCAGGGGTAGATCTCCATGTCGTACGTGTGCCCCGGAGCCAGCCCCGACCAGAAGCCCTCGTCGCCGCCGGACAGCCCGAGGTGCGGACTGCCGTTAACGCTCATCTTGTACCCGAAGGTCCGGGTGCAGGCGTACTGCGCGCCGCCACCGAACTTCCAGCCGAGCACCACATCATTCCTGTTGACCGAGACGATGTGCCCGCCGTAGATGTACGGGTGCACGGTGTGGGTGTACGCCTTGGTGGCGGTCACGGTCAGGTCGTCGAGCTTGTAGCTGCCGAGGCCGCCACCACTGTCGTACCCGAAGGCGTACACGTCCAGCGTCTCCCCGGCAGCCGGAACCGTGACCACGCCCGACCCGCTGTAGTAGGAGTCGATCAGGTTGGACGGAAGCGGACTCGTGGTGAACTGCTCCAGCGAGCCGTTGCCAACGTTGAACAGATCGTTCGTCCAGGTGGGCAGGGCCGCACCGTTGTACACGAAGAACTGCGGGAACACCGCCCCGGTGGTCACCGCGTTCGGCGTCGCCTTGGCGTTCACGCTCACCGTGTAGGTCCCGGCCGTCAGGTCCACGGTGCCGACGAGGGTCTTGTTCGTGTTGAACGGGCCGCCGGTCGGAACGCTGGCGACGCCACCGAGGTCGGTCGTAACAATGTTGGCCGGCAGGGGCGCAGCGTGCGCCATCTGCGCGGTACCGAAGCCGAGTGTCCCGAGCAGGAACACCGCCCCGGCGATCGCTGCCAATCTCTTTACTGCTCGCATTAAGGATGCCTCCTGTTAATGGTCGCGGCTGGTTTTCCAGTCGCTAGCGATACGCTAGCCTACCCGCGCGGCGCGCGGGGAGTTTCGGGAATATTGCTGGTAACGATCTCGTAACGAGCGGGTTCCATCTCGGCTGCTTCTCCCCGCCCTCTTGCCCCAGTCGAAGAAATGCAAGAGTCCGCCGGTCGTGAACGAGATCAGGCCACAAGCAATAACGATCCAGTCCCTTGCGTTATGATTCATCGCGCTCGGGTGCGAACTGGTTGCTGCGATTAGCAGCACATCGATAAGGAGGCCGAGGCCGATCCAGTATATGCCTGTGGCAATTTGGTCGCGTTTCACGAATTTCCATAGCGACGTGCTAGGCGACGATGCCGGGCTTCCTCGTAGCGCTGCACATAGGCAGGCTGGTCCGTGTCGACTGCGTACTTCGCGCGCTGTTCCGCCTCGGCGACGAGGGCACGCTGTCCGGTGCGCTTGTCATGGCTGGAGGCCAACGGACCGTGGTAGCGCGGCGTCACCGGGCCGAGGCCCTTCTTCTTTCGGGCGGTCTGATAGAGCACGCCCCAGGCCGCGAGGAAGGGGAAGCCGACCAGGAACATCCAGATAGCGACGCTAGTGGCTGTGTGTGTCATCGTTGTCACCCTCTTGCTGCCCTTGCTGCGGAAGCCCCTGCAAGAAGCCGAGCAGACCCTGCAGGCCGCCCGGAATCTCCTGGGCGTCGCCGATAATCTTAACCTGGCCTCTGTGCTCCTGCTCGAAGCGACGCTGCTGCTCGGCACCGTAGTGGACAGGGCTGCCGATGGGGCCGAGCCACTTCGCCAGGGCCACGTTGTCGTCGTATATGTCGGCGGAAACGGCAACCGTCATGTGGACGGTCTCCTCTCCTCCCATCCCCGGCACGCCCATCACGAGCAGGACATCGCCATTGGACCCATCTTCCCCCACCTGGACTATAGACAGCGGCTTGAGCGGATGAGACGTCAGGTGATCCGTCGAATCCTTCACCGCAATGAGCGCGTCCATGTTCGTTGAGTACTGGCGAGTGTACTCGCCACAGGTACAGTAGGCGATCAGCGCCCCTTCCGGTGCGTCCTCGGTCTGCGGACGGACGAGGATCCGGTGGTCCCAGGGCTTGGGGATCGTCTGCTCAATCTCGGGCATGGCTGGTATTCCTTCTGCTGTTGTGTCTGTTATTGTAGGTGTTCACGGAATCTGCTGTTACCTGGAGGCTGATAAAGGTAGAACAAAAGAACGAGACACATCCGAACCATGGAACGGACCAGACGAACACCGCAAACCAAGACCCCGCCGAGGCAGACGCGGCAAAGATGCCCATGATCGGTGCCTGCGCGTACCAGGCCCCAAGACCGGGAGCCAGAGCAGATAGGCACAGCGCAAGCTTCATGGACTTCTGTTTTCCTGCCATCGTTACCACCCGCGCCGGAGCACACGGATGGCCGAACCGATAGCCATCGCAATGACCATGGCGATAATCGTCACGAGCGCGCCGAGGACGATCACGAGGATGATAACCGCATCGCTCGCGTTCTTGGTTATGCTGCTCGCTATCATGATGGCCTTAATTATGGATGTTCGCGAAAGTGCCGCGCGCGTGCTTCTCGTCGCCTGGAGGGAGGCCGCAGGCGAGGCAGTCGTCGGGATTTGACCCGAACAGCGTCCTCATCTCGGGTTCAGCATAGAAACCGAGCAGCTCGTCGGACAACGGCGGAATGTATGCATGCGGAACAGTGGTTATCGTGCCGGTCGGCGGAACATATTCGGTGGCGTTGGGTTCCCGATGTACGCTCACCCGAATTGCCGGACGTCCGCTTCCACCGCATGTAGTGCAAAGGTTCGCCATCTGGTCAATCGAACGCGCGAGCGAGAGAAAATTGTCTGCGGGCGGGTCGTCCATGTCCCCGAAGCCGAAGCACTCCGGGCAGAGCCCAAGCGCAGGACAATTCTCGCTTGTGAGGATCCGGATATCGCCGTTGCTGTACATCTGTGGAAGATGCTGCCCAAGGATACATACATCGAGCCAGGTCTTTCCGCTGTGGCCTTTGGCTCCTCTGTCATATGCCTTGCCCAGGATACGGGCCCCGACCAACATCCCAGGAGCCGTAACCACCCAGACAGATTCGTTAATTTCCATCGCTGTCGTCGCTCTCCTCTTTGCTGGCGTTCCCGTTGAGCGTAATATCGAGGGCGTCTTCGACCTGGTCCCGGGTGAGGTTCCATGTCCAATCGTAGTTCGGCGTGGCCGGATACTGCTGGCCGGGTTTCGTCGAGATCGGGCGGATGCCGCCGTAGTAACGATGGAGGCGATCGATGATGATATCGTCCGGATCGAGCATGCTGCTGCCCTGTCCTCGTACGACCGTTTCCGGGCCACGCCAGTTGCCGTTGGCGTCCTTGTGATCGCCAGGACGGTACTCGAATGTCAGTTTACCGAGACCGAGGCTGGCCTGCTCGAGCGGGGAGAAGCCTCCATAGAGATCTGGATCGCCTACGTTGTCCTGGAACCATTCCTCCTTCCTTCGAAGATCATCAACCTGCTCTTCGGGAGAACAGGGGCCGATGCCGAAAACATGACCGATACCAAGGCGTTCGGCAAGCTCGTAGTTCCTGGCTGGCTTACCAGGCTCGACGATGCTGTCCAGCGGAAGGCCGTCTCGCCGACAGAGCGACTCGAGAACATCTCTAAGAAGGCTTTGTGCTGCTTCTGCTGCTTCCATTACCCCTCCTGTTCTGTGTTCATGTAAGCATCGAGGATCTCGTGGGCCAGGGCCTGGTCACCGTCGCTAATGGCGGCGAGGATCATGCGGGAAGCATCGGTCCATGGACGGCGTTTGAGCGCCCAGGTGCGACGCTGCGTCGCAGCGATCTTATCCTTCTCTTCTTGCGGGATTACATACCCTATGTGCCGACCCATAGATAGTAGGTTACCCCCTAACGGGGGTTTCGCCTAATCCGCTGGTCAACCGGTTGCATGAAGTACAATTTGGAAATTGTGTTTGCACTTTTTGGGAAATTGCGATCGTTTTGCACTTTTTGGGATTTTCGAACTATTCCAGGGTATAACCATGACTGTTCAGATTTTTCGCCAACTTGCGGGACTGAACGTACGAACGACCGAACGACCGGCGGTTCTAACTCGAATGATACGAACGACCGTACGACCGGTCCAGGTCATACGTACGACCGTACGAATTCCAGTCGTTAGGTCGTACGAAGGACCGAACGATGGCATTTTACGGGCCCGGGACGCCGACCGGGCGGGTAGGACGGGGGTAGGTAGAAGTCCACTTAGGGGCCCGCTCCAGGCCGGGTAGGGGCAATTTCGGGGTAGGGCCCGGTAGGGGGTAGGTCCTAAGGTACTAGCTAACGTTACCATTTCGTTACCGCAAAAGGTAGCTTTTTGCCTAGGTAGGGGGTAACCTTTAGGTAATAGCTAAAAAGGTAGCGGGCGGGGCCCCCGGGCCCGCGTACCGCGCGGGTAGGGCCCGCTAGGGCCCGCGTACGTAAGGGGTAGGGGTAAAAAGTGAGCGGGCGTAAGGGGCCTAGTCCCCAAAAACTGAAGCTACTAGCCGCTAACCGTAGGCCCTATACGCCTACCCAGCTAATGAACTACGAAAAATGTGAGTGCGATCCCGGTAGCGCGATGCCCCCGGCCTACGTACTTGACGCGCTAGCTGACCGCGCGCTAAGCGGCGGCTACCGCCCCGTAGTCCTACGGGGCCCGCGTAAGGGCCAGTCTAATATCTGTGACCGTCACTTCGTAACGCGGTCGGCTAACGGTACCTGCTCCGGGTGCCTCGGTGACTTTGCCTAGCGCGCTAGGGTGATACCCCCTCCGGGGGTACCGCCCGGGCGACCTAGCCCAAAACCGAGAAAGGCACTACCATGACAACTTCATCGCTCCTCGCGCTCCGGTCCGCCTTCGAACTGGCGCAGCGGGACCCGCAGGCCTTCGCCAAGGCTCACCCCGCGCGGACCGTAACGGTCAAGCCGCGTACGGCGACCGACTGGCGGCGTGACGTCGACCTGGCGATCATCCTGGCCGCCGGTACCCTGGTCACCGAACTGGTGCCCGCTGAGCTTCAGGCCGAAGTCGCCAAGCTCATCTCGAACCAGCTTCACCACCTGTCCTCCCCCGCGCTCGGCTGGCCTACCGCTGACCTGCCCGTTCCTGACCGCTCTGACTGGCGCTAGCCGTGCTTCCCTCGGGCTGGTAACGCAACGTTACCAGTCTAGGGGGTAGCCTTACTAGCCAATAGGAGGTACGATAAGGCTATGAATGAAAACCTGCCGGTTCCCCCGGCTGAACTGCCGCTTTGGTTCCGTGACGGCTCGCCCGTGACGATAACGCGCGGTACCATCTCCCCCGGCGGCTTTACCTACCAGCCCGCCGGTACGGTCGGCCTGTTCCCGGCCGTCCTGCTCGTCTTTGACGACCTCCGCCCGCTCGCCGTGGTCTGGGCTGAGTGGGGCGGCTGCTCTGATCTGATCCGTGACTTCGGCGATGACCTGCCCGTCGTGCTGGGGGCGGCTGACGAGGCCGCAACCCTGAACCTGAACTACGGCGAATCCGTGACGCGCGACTGTATCCATCCCGGGGTGTTCGCTAACCCGGATAACGCAAGTGAGCACTGCTACCACTGCGGGCGGGATGTGCCCCGCCAGGAGCTCTAGCGCGCTAGGGTGGTGCCCTACGGGGCACTGCCCGGGCGACCTAGCCCAGCTCCCTACCAGCCTCACGGAGGCTTACCATGGCCAAGCGCTACCCGCTAACAACGTCAACCCTCACCCCGGCTGACATCAAGGCCGCGCGCGACTGGATCGCCGACTGCTCCTGGGGTGAGGGCAGCCTCGGCTCCCTGACCGACGAGCAAGTCATCCGGGGCATCAGCCGCCACTACGCCGGTGGCTGGGCCCGCTTCCTGCAAGACGCCCAGCCCATCGGAGCCTAGCCGCATGTTCGGCCTTGCCCTGATCGGCGTCATCATCCTGTTCACCGCATTCTTCGCAACACCTCGTCGCTAGCCGGGTTCGCCCGTAGCCGGAGAATTGCAGAAAATTTTCCGGCTAGGGGCTAGCCTTACTAGTCAGCATGGAGGTAGAATAAGGCTATGGAAACGAACTTCCCCACCGCCCGTGCGGCCGCCGCTGACCACTTCCGTCGCCGGTGGGCCACGGTTGACCCGGCCTACGCCGACCCGGCCAACGCAGAGTACTACATCAAGGACGACGACAACAACATCTACGAAGAACCGCAGTTCGGTGTCGGCAAGTGGATCATGTACGGCAGTTTCGACGGATCCATCTTCTGCACCGTCAAGGCCAAGAAGGATGGCACCTACTGGTGCCCCGCCACCAGCCTCATCCGCTAGGCCACTAGGCTGGCGCTCCGCTGCCACGGAGCTCCGGCCGGGCTGCCTAGCCCAAAGAGGAGGAGTACCATGGAAGCGAACGCCAGCAGCTTCAAGGCATGGATGGCGATCTCCAACGCGCTGGAGGAAGACCTCCGACGCCCGGGGCAGCGCGACTTCACACCAGAAGACCTCACAATCGACGAGCACCCAGAGGACAGCTCCGTCGTGCTCTGGTGGTACCGAGGTGCTACCGGCTACTACAACATGGTAGACGACGAGGTGTACGAGCACACGCCTGACCGGCTCATGACCCCACCGGAGGACGAGCAACCATGATCTACCGCAAGCCACGCAGCCAGCGTGCGATCCGCAATCCCGGGGTCTGCTGGCTCACGCAATCCAACCACACGCCGGTCGTGTACTTCGGCACGGAGTACGGCGGCCGTCCGATCTACGACCTGCCCTCCGCCCGCGTCGGCCTGCGCACCCTCAAGGCCCACCGGAACTGCGCCCACCTCAAGTTCACCTTCCAGTGGCGACCACTCGGGGTGCAACTTGCCCCGCAGTACCTCACCGACCACATCGCCTCACTCGGCATCTACGACTGGGAGGAAGAATGACCCTCGACGAGTACAAGGCAGGGTGTGCCCGCGACGGGCTGGCACCGATGAACATCGATTACCTGTCCATATACATGTGGGGCAGGACCTACGAAGAACTTACCATGTTCCAGGCAACGCTCACCTTCGACGCCTACGGATTCGTCTTCAGCTAGGCCGCGCGTAGCCCAGCGTAGAAAGTTGCAAATTTTCTACGCTAGGGCTAGCGTTACCAGCCGGTATACGCTATACTTGAGCTATAACCAAAAGGAAAGGGGCGAGATGTGAAATTCCGAACCATGACCATCAACGGCATCTACGGCAGCGACATCGAGGCCGCCGACGTCGATGAGGCCATCGCCAAGGCCGAGCGCGTCCCCTACTGCGAGACCGTGCTCGATGTGACCGACCACAACGGCGAGCCCACCCTGGTAGTGGAGGAGTAAAACATGCCCGAAATGATCAACCATCTGCCCGCCTGGGTGCTGGAAGAACCAGTGGATGTAACGCTGGTCTACCACAACGCCGACACTGTGAAGTCGATCTACCTGTGCGAACACGTCTCCTCCATCGATTGCGAGGATGACGGCGACCACGGAAGAAGCGCAATCACCATCGAGTTCAACGACACCGGCCGCATCCTGCTCAACGGCGTGGATGTCGACCTCGGCGATGACATGATGGCCGTCTGCTCGCTCATCGACGACGTCGGCGGCATAGCCAACGCCCAGCACTTCCCAGACGTCGGCGTCACATACCAGTCCGTACCCTTCAAGGAGTAGCGATGCCCAAAGACCTTGACCAATCCGACTACGAGGCCGATGGCGAGCGCATGAACCAGGAGCTCGGTCTTGGCCCGTACGACAACACCAATGCGGCCGACGCCTACAACGCCCACCAGGACAGCGCGTTCCAGTACGAAACGCACGGCGGCCGGATGGAGGGCCCGACCTCCGTAACGGCCAGCGAGGCCTTCCTGATGCTCCAGCGCTACTCGGAACTGGCGGCGCGGACCGCACTAGGCGATGGCCTGGACCGCGAAGACGTCGCTCTGGCGCTCGAGACCCTGGCGGCCGCCATCCGCACCGAGGACTGCGCCGAGGACATGAGCCCGATCACCATCCACATGGCCTGAGATGGAAGACATCATCAAGGCTGTTCAGGACGAGGTCAAGGACCCCACCGCCCGAGTGTTCCCAGACGAAAATGGTACCTGGACTGCCGACTGCGAAAAAAGTCGAGGCCTGAGCTATGCAGGAACCTGGTCTCGATACGGCAATTCCATCCTGATCGTCGTCACCAACGAAGGATAGTCCGCTAGGCTGGTCCTGGAACGGTACTCAGTATCGTTCCAGGGCTGGCCGGGCAACCTAGCCCCACGAATCCACACCTAGCCTCATGGAGGCTCAATGACCATCTACGAAGCCACGCTGTATTACTACACGCGTGCAGCCAAGATGCTGTTCAACGCATCCCTCGCCTACTGGTGCCTCGTCCTCCAGATTCGCACGTCCAGAGAGGAGTTCTAGGCAAAACTACACGAGCGGCGGCGGAAAAGCGTAGGAGAACGCCAGAAAGACGGCCCTGCCCTTCGGGGTGGGGTCGTTTTTAGTGGCTGGATACGGCCGAATAGTGGTATCACTAGGGCCGATTTACTCCACGCTACGGCCATTCGAACGCCATATGGAAGGGTACTGAGTACCGTTCCATATGGAAACCGTACTCACCAGTAACTTATGGTGAAAAGGCAGTAAACGGTGGGAATTTGGAGTAGTTTAGAATTTCGGAATTAAAACGTTTTAATTTTCCTGTTGCCAATTTCCTGCAGGAAATGGTTACGCTACGTAGTTGCAGTGACAAAGCAATCGTAGTCGCCAGTAACGCTTCGAAGCTCGGAGACAGGGGGGGTAGATCTGATCGACCGTTTAGGTACCTGTGGCGATGTAATTCGCTGGAGATTCCGGTTACTGAGCGTAGTTTGCACGCCCGGTTTCGTCCCTAATAGGTAAAGCCGACGTTAGAAGTCGACACCAGGAATCCCGGGCGAGTCATAGAAAATGGAGAAAATGGCTAGAAAATGGTAGAAAAATGGCCGAAAGTTGGTTGAAAAATGGCCATTTCATGCAAATAGTTTAGAAGCGGAAACGTTAGGCCCGTGTGCCCGACCTAGGTCCCTAACCTCCTTACTTTCTCCATATGTATATAATAAATAATACTAGAATAATAGGAAATCAAGCTTAACAGCACTGCAGCCATGGTTTCCAGCCGTTCATACTCTCCTGTACCCTCATTGAAAACTTCACACACGAACACCCTCTAGCCACAATTGCACAAGGGGTTTAGGGACCTCCCCCTAAATTCAAAAAACATGGCATTGACCATGGCAAATACCCTTATAGTTTAGGGACCCCCCGGGGTAGGTACGGCGGAGAATATAGTATACTTACCGTAGCCATCACTTATACGAAGGGTATATACTATTCATCATGGACAAGAGAACTACCAATGCAGCCATCACTGTAATCCTCCGCCTTCACATGACACAGAACCCAGAACTATCATTCGGACAGGCGATGGACGATGTTACCGCCTATCTCCGCCGTGTAGCCCAGCTCCCCCAGGGCCCTCATCTGGAAGGAGTTACACCGGAAATAGCACTACTGTCCAGATATGCAGCGGAAATATCGTACGAATTGAATGGAGACATACGCACCTACGACCACATTACCGTTGCGAACATACTCCACCGCGCGCAGCGCGACACTGGCTACCTTTCCCACCGTGAGGCTGCCCGGAATCGTCGCAGCGAAGCCTATCGGAAAAATAAAAATAACCGAAAATAACCAGCGGTAATCTATGGTAAGGGGTAGCGCGGTTACAGCGCGTAGCGTATAATGGGGTTAGTGGGAGCGACGCGGGGAGCAAGGGCCCCGGTACCCCCGGTAAAGGGCCCCGAGGGGCCAGGAGACAGCAAGAAAGGAACGAACAATGACTACCAAGGCAGGACAGGCAAGACCCGCCGTTGCGGTTGCCGCCCCGGCACCACAGGCCAAGGCAGCGACCCTCAAGACGCCAGTCACCGTCAACGCCCTGCTCATGGGCAAGGGCGACTACGACTGGGTCATCCACCTGCAAGGCTGCAAGCAGTACGCGGCCGCAAAGAAGCGCTCCAGCTACGCTGGCCTCGATGACTACACCATCGAGGGCGTCCGCAACCAGCGCGAGGTCATCATGGAGGTCTGGTCCGACCAGATCCACGAGACATACCAGGACGACACCCCCAAGGGCAAGACCGCCGCCGACGAGGCGGAGGCCCCCATGTCCTGGCTAAACAAGCATAACTACACCCAGAGCGTCCAGTTCCACACTTGTCTGGCAGGACTGCCAGCAATCGCCAAGGGAGCAGCCACAGGCACCGCCAGCGCCACCGCGGCCAGCGCCCGCAAGGCGGCCAAGACCGAGCTCGCCACGCTCGTGGCTGAAGCTGCTGGACGAGTCGTCCAGGACATCCTCGACGCCAACCTCGCGGACCCCGACAGCGCCGCCGCCGTGCTCATCCACGCCGGGTACAAGGGTGACGACGAGATCCGCCAGTGCGTCGCCCAGTGGCTGCACGGGATGCCCACCGACCGCAAGCGCTTCCTCGCCGTGCTCCCCCGCCCGGACCGCAGCGACTGGCGCGAGGAGAACGACGCCGCCAACAGCGCGGAGGAAGCACCGGCCACCGAAGCCGCCGCCGAGACCACCGAAGCCGACACGACCGACACCGGCGAGTAGTGCGTAGCCTGGGACCGAGTGGCCACGTACCACTCGGTCTTAGGGCTAGCAGTACCCTGCCAGAGAGGACAGCAAACACCGTGGCCACAATCGCCAAGGTAAACGGCCGAGGAACAGTTTGGACCTCGTACTACATCGCCTACGGCACGCTCGCGTACAAGATGGAGCGCGAGGGCAGCACCCAGAACAGATACAGCACCATCGACCACATCGAGGTACGTCCAGCAGCCACCGGCGGATGGGACGTCGTGCTGTACGGCGACCCGGTCTACAACTGCAGGCACAAGAACGAGGCGCAGCGGGAGGCCGAGAAGCTCCTCGACAACCCGCGCGACGCCAGCGGATGGCTGGTACAGAACACCGGAAGAATGTAACGGAGGTACAGTGGCAGACCGTGTAGTGCTGCCTATCGAGGACAACCTCGGTTACGGCGCATACCAGATCGACAACCCGATGACCCTGGCCGATCTCCGATCCCTGATTACCCGAGCGATTACGTCCTTCGGCGAGGACGCCGAAGTGGTTACGGACAACGGCCAGACGTACGGAGCTCGGTTCGGCCGGATCTCCCCGTACGAGGACATTAGCACCGCCACGTTCCGCTCCGGCGACGACGACGAGTAGCTTACCCCCGCACTAGCTGTAAAAAGCTAGGGGCCGAGGGGGTAGCGCTACTGGTCCAGTTACGCTATAATTGAGGTAACGCCAACCGTAGGAGGTAAAATGTACGACCAGCTACTAACCGAAGTGAAATCCCTCCCCCGTGAGCAGCTGCTGTCCGAGGTAACCAGGTACCATGCCCATACATACGGCGCACGGACCGCCGCACAACTCGCTACTGCACCGACCCTAGAGCTGCGCTGGCTCCTGATTACCTACCGTGCCCAGGACGGCCAGGACGCGGCCGGTCGGCGGCACGTGAACACCTCCCTAGTCGCCGCCGGCATTACCTACCCGTACGCACCTGGCACCACCGTAACCACCCGTGCCCGGCACCCCCTGGCAGACTAACCAGCCACGCTACCCGTCCGGCTACGCGGCTAAACCGCGTAGCCGTAGGGGTAGCCTTACCGACGTCATCTACGGTATACTTCTACCCATACCCCTTACCCGAGGAGGCCCCGTTGGAAGCACAGCCACAGGACCAGAATCCAGAGATTAACCTGGACAAGATCCTGTCCAGGGTGCGCGGCCTGATCGCCAAGGCCGAGCACGAGAGCACCCCGCCGCACGAGGCCGCACTGGCGGCCCAGATGGCGGACGCGCTCATGCTTAAGTACAGCATTAACGCAGCCCAGGCGGACGCTGCCCGGCCAAGACAAGAGCAATCCAAGCCGGTCATCATCTCCGTCGAGGTCGGCGGATACAGCGACATCCTCGGGTACATCGGATCGCTCTGCGAGACCGTTGCAGAGCACTGCCGCTGCAAGGTACGCACGTACGCCGACTGGCACGATGGCTCCTGGTTCGCGAAGGTGTACGGCTTTGAGAGCGACGTCCGCTACTTCGAGCTGCTGTACACCACACTCCGCCTCCACATGGTCGGCGCGCTCATCCCCCGGTTCGAGACCCACAAGTCCCTCGAGGAGAACTGCTACAACCTCCACATGGCCGGGTACAACTGGCTCGAGATCGCCGCCATCGATGGCTGGAACAAGGTAGCCAGCTGGGAGCGCCAGCCGCAGCAGGAGATGAAGATCCCCTACCGTCACAAGGACGGCCGTATCCAGCCAGCGACGCAGGTCGGCTCCCACTACAAGCGCGCGTACCAGCGTGCCGCGCGAGACCGTAACGAATCGCACCGGAAGTCGTCCGCCTCCGGCTACGTATCCCAGCTAGCGCGTCGGTTGCGCGAGGTGGCCAGCGGACGCGCGGGCGGGAGCGAGCTTATCCTCCGAACCCGCATTGACGACCTAGACGCCCTGTTCCGCAAGGACAACCCGGACATGTTCCGTAAGCTTACGGACGAGGAGCTGAAGGCGGAATCCAAGAACAGGCCCAAGTATCGCTACAAGCCTGTCAACCCGGCCGCCTTCGAGCGCGGCGTCCATGTGGCCAATACCGCCGATCTTAACAACACAAGCCGTGTTGGGAACCAGGGCAGCCGAGCGGTAGGGGAAGGCTGATGGACTACGAGGCCACCGCCATCGCCCTGGCTGTTGGCGACATCCCCTTCAACAAGCAGGACCTCCATGTATGGCCTACCCCCGGTGGCGACGCTATGCTGTGGTGGTATCGCGGCCGGACTGGCGTAACAAAAGACGGCATCGTCTACGAGTACACCACCCTCGCCGACCCGATGCCAATCCTCTAGCTAGCCGCGTGTCGCTCAGGCCGGGGCCCGCACCCCGGCCAGGGCGAGGAGTTACCAGCTCTAAGGAGGAATAATGGCATGTCGTGTCATGACCAAGCGGGATCTCCTGCTGGCCCTGGTTGAGCAGAGGCCGCGATGATACCGCCGCTCATCGGGATCGTCCCTGACCTGGTCTACGGATGGGCTCTGATGTTTCTGCTCGGCAGTAACGAGCAGAAAGAACGAGCGTCCGAGCACATTGCCCAAGTGCTGGAAAGGATGCGATGAGAGGCAGCTACTGGTACTACACGTTCTACTGGCGTAACTGGCTGGCAGGCCAGAAGCGTCGCTACGACACCTACGGCATTATGGCATTCATGCCCCACCGGCACTGGCCCTACTACATCCCTGCCGGAGACGGCTGGTACTGCTACATATGCGGCAGCAGAAGCGCAACAGTTCAGAAAAGAGGAAGGAGCGGCCATGGCCAGCAACATTATCACAAGCAGTAACATCCACTACCGGGCGATCCTCGAGTTGCATACGATGCGTAACCCAGGACGCACCCCGGTTCGTCTCGCCAGCGAGGTGAAGAACTACCTGCGGCGGACGAGCGACCTCGCTCCCGACGCCCGCTCCCCCGAGGCAGGCGGACTGGAGGGCGTTACCAATCGCCACGCCCGGAACGCCTTCATGCTCGTCTCCCGAACCACCACACCGATTACGGAGCTCTACAACAAATGAACAGTTCCGAAGGCCGCGAGTCATTCATCGCCCGCGCAACCGAGCGCCACAAGGTTGCTATCGTTACGGAGCATGGGGGAGCAGACATCCCCGAGCGTGCCATCGCGATGTGGGCCAGGCAGCAGGCCGAGACAGACTGGAAGCGGACACGGGTGTACGACCACCCGGTCGAGCTTGCTTCGGCCGAGGTCTGGATGCATGACCACAAGGAAGCCGGGGTCGAACTGCGCTTCAATCCCGATGGCCCGATGGTCAGCATCATGAGCCTGAGCCACGCCGAACTGCGTGACCTCGCTCGCGACGCCATCGCCTACCTGACCGCGCGGGGCGAATGGTCCCACGCCGACGGCATCCCCAGGCGCGAGGAGCTCCCTCGAGATGCGCCGTTCGCCAGGGAAACCGACCTCGGTCGCCGGACCGTCGACCCCCTAGGATAAACTCCACCCACGTACCCCCTACCGGCCGCGCCCGGTCGGGGGTATAATGGTATCAGCGAGAGGAGTACCCGTATGGTTACCGTACGCGAGCGCAACGAAGTCTTCAAAGCGCGACGCCGGGCCAAGGCCAACGCCGGGCGGCCGGGCGACGAGATTCTGGATGAGGTTGCCGAGTTTGCCGAGACGCTGCTCTATGTGCAGCCATGGCAGATGACGGCAATCGTCCTGGGCTGCGCTGCGAGCTACATCCCGGAGGCCAGCTCGACGCTGCCCTACTTCCTGGTTACGGCACACGAGGAGCAGGCGGGCAAGACGACCGTCCTCGACACCGCTATGATGCTGAGCGATGGCGGCTGGATGTCCGACAGTACCTGGCCGGGGATCAAGGCGTTCTACAACCGGAAGGGCCACCACACCCTCGGCCTGGATGAGATCGGCAAGATCTACGGCGAGAACGGGGACATGGGGAAGACCAATCCCCTGTACAAGTTCCAGTGTGAAAGCTACCGGCGCAACGCGACGCTGAGCTACAGCGTATCCAGAACCCTGTACGAAGCGAGCAGCTACGGCGTCCAGTGGATGTCCGGCCTCCACACCAGCGTCCCCGGTGACATCCTTAGCCGCTGTATCCCGATCCGGATGAGCCCGAAGCCGAAGCACATTCACAAGGATGACACAGCCGACGAAGATGTCGAGGCGATGGGCCACGCCTACCAGGACACGCTCCGTGACTGGCTCACCGGCCACATGCAGGAGATCAAGGAGCACAACAAGAACGAGGTCCGTAAGCTGCATCCCGCGCTCAGCAGCCGGAAGAAGCAGACGTGGGGCCTGATGTTCTCGACCGCCTGGGCGGCCGGGGGTCGCTGGCCCGCGCTCATCATGGATGCGTTCCTGCGCCTGGCCATGAACGAATCCACGGAGATCAAGCCGACGCCGAACCAGCAGATGCTACTCGACGTCGCTACCATCCTGCGCCGCTACGAGGCCGAGGTCATCTTCAACGTCGACTTGGTCGACGAGCTACAAGAGATGGAGGATCGTCCCTACATATCCTCCTCCTCGAACTACCTGCTCGCGACGGCCGTTCGAGCAATCGGGCCCAGCGCTACCATATCCGGGCAGAACCTCGCGGGCGACTACGGGGCCGGACGGGGCCGGGTAGCCGCGCCTATCCTCGCCCGCGCGGACGCCCTAAGCGCGCGGCTCCGGACCACGGAGGCCGCCGCCGCCGACGAGCCCGACGAGCCCGACGCCGAGCTAGAATTCGAGGTGGTGTAGCATGAAGGCGGCAATATCGTTGCACTACCGGATGCTGCGCTGGCTGGTTACCGGCCGGTGCCCGGAGTGTAGTGTGAAGAACCACGGGCATCTTAACAGCTGCCCGCTCGACGAGGAAGCGAGGGCCCTGACATGAACGATGACCGAAGCACCCAAGAGGTGCTCGCTGAGAAGTGGGGCCGGGAAACCGGCGCGAACGCGGCGGAGTGGGCCATCGCCCCTGACCGCCTGAGCAAGGAACAGATGCTCGGCCTGATCGCCGGCATCGAGGACGGCGACCCGCAGGTGATGGACCTGTACCACGTCCCCGACCTGAACGGCGACCAGCCCGACGACACCACCCAGGAGACCTTGTGCGACGCACTCGGCCTCGACGGGGAGAGCGACATGCTCGAGGTGTGTGCCGAGGCCTGGGAGGCCGGGGCCACCGCTGCGTTCTGGGAGAAGCTCGGCGACATCCTCCGCTATCACACTGCGGAGGAGGCGTGAGGTACCACATCACGATCGCCGAGATTCCTGACAAGAACAAGACCGATCAGGACTGGTTCTACGACGAGGAATTTGACTCTTCGGCCAGCAAGGCTTTCCTGTGCGGGGCGACCGACGGGTTCGTAAGGCATATCATCAATCGCAATCCGGACCGGCGAGAACAAGACAAAACCTATCGGCTCACACCGACCGAGTACGAGATCCACCTCATCGCTCACGATGATGTAAACCCGCAGGACACCATGAAGTGTGTCCGCGAGGCCGAGCCACGGTGGGTACTCGATCCGGCGCTGGCGCGTGGCAGCGCCTCCTACGACAGCGAAGGATTCTACTGGGTTCGCACCAGCGACCTGAGGGTGGCAATATGAACAAGCTGGTCCAGCTACGCGACCGTATCGGCCTGCTCCGGCCTGAGGTCGCCCAGGACGTCCTCCAGCGCCTTACCTGGCTCCTCCCCAACCAGACATCCCTCCGCTTCATTAACCAGGCGATCGACGACATGGAGGAGATCAAGCCAACGCCGAATCAGCAGATGCTGCTCGATGCTGCGCGTGCTCAGCTCGATATCCCTTACGAACCCGGAAGGGTAGGCGTCTCCCCGTCGCGACGGTTCTCCCAATCCGACCTAGCCGGTATAGCCGTCATATCGGACGGGACGTATCATCAACCGGCCGACGGGGAGCCGTACGTCTGCCTGCTTTCCGGCCGAGGTGAGATTCAGGTAAACCAGGATGGCGAGGCCTGGTACTTCCGCTGGGAGACCCTCCCGGACGAGGGCCCCTTCGTCGTCGAGGAGATCGGCCTCGGCTTTCCGGTCGGCGATATCGTTACCGTCGCTCGCTGGTTCGTCGAGCAGGCCCACACCTACCAGGACCACTGACATGGAAACAGACTGGAACAAGATTACGACGGACATGGCCATCGGAGCGTTCCGCGACACGGAACGGACCGCGCTCCTGCTCGATAGGAAGAAGCTGGCCTTGCAGAAGCTGATGGAAACCGGCAAGATCGACATGGACCGGTACTTCGAGGAGACAGAGAAGATCCGAGCCGAGTACGAGCAGAAAAGGGAGGCAGCCGGACTCTGATGAACTACCATCCGCTCTCCGCACCCCCGAACACGGGCGTCATGGGCACGGTCTACCTGCTACACTTTGACCGGCCGGTACGCCACGCCCGCCACTGCTGGGGATGGGCCCTGAATCTCGAGGCCCGCCTTCAGCACCATGCGGCCGGGACTGGGGGACGGCTGCCAGCGATTGCTGTGAGCCTGGGGATCGGATGGCAGGTGGCTCGGACGCTGCCGGGCGATAAGAACAGGGAGCGCCAGCTCCACAACCAAGGCGGTGCTGCACGCATCTGCCCGATATGCAAGGGGCTATAATGCCATTCATGTATCTGCACCTACGGGTGAATGATCAAGGCAGCATCAAAGCGACTATCAAGAACGATGGTGACCTGGGAACCCTGGGAACCTCTAGCAGCCAGAATTCTCGGGCTCCGTTCGCGGTGTTCAGGATCGAGGAATTTGACGGCATCGAGGCCCTGGACGACCGGGCTCTCATGGACGAGGTGTTCCGGCGCTTCTCGACCAAGGACATGATGACCAGGCTTCAGATCAACCTGACGGACGCCGAGATCATCGCCATGATCCGTGATCGGCTCAAGGAGCGGTGATTCGGAGGACTTGGATGACCGCCAGAGAGCAGAGGGACGGCTGGTATATGATTGCTAAACGTCGCTTGGCCGCTGGCGATAAGGAAGGGGCGATCCGCGCACGCAGGATCGCGCGATGGGTAGCAAGAGACTACAGGAGGCACGATGATGATTAACGTACGATTCCCGCCCGAGGTAACGGCTCACCACCTCTACCCGGCTGTTCGATACACGGCCAGGGAGATCAACCGCGCCGAGCGGTACATCTACACCGCGACGAACGGCATCGAGGGCCAGGCGGAACGGATTCGCAGCAAGGCTGTCAAGGGATTCGAGATTGACGACCGTGACGTGATGTTCGCCCCGTTCGCCCAGCAGATCGTAAGCTTCATCGCCCGGCGTGCCATCGCCTACGAGTTCCTGGCCGAGACCATTGGCAACGCCGACGAGTACATGGCCTTCCTGGACAAGTATCCACCCCGAGAGCAGGAGAGGTAATGGCCCCCGTTGACCATGACAAGCGGAGCGTCCGCATCTACAAGGACAAGCCAGAAAACCAGATGACTGCCTCTGAGGCAGCTAGTTACCTGGCGACCGGGCTCATGCCAGAACACATCGTCGTCAAGGTCATGAGCAAAGAAAGTAGGGAAGCTTACTTTGCGCTGGATGGAAACCAGCGCCTCAAGCGCCGCCGAGGCCGCGGCAACCTGACGATCGCCGTCGGACACCTGGTTCTCCACGAAGTGATTCCGGGCAGATCTACCATGTTTAACGTATGGGACGGCTGGGAACCGATTCATGGCCTGGATCTGAACGTAAGTCCTTACGATTGGGACATGCATCATGCTGGCATTGAGGCCAGCGCGCGTATCCTGATCGGCGTGGGCGGCCTGGGCCGGGACAGCGAGGACACACGCTGGCTGTTGCACGCGCTAACCGTTGCGAGCGAGGTGGCGATCGCCGCAGAGAACAAGGTCATGATCACCCGTGCGTCGAAGGATTTGCATGAAATGGCCGAAGCGGTAATGAACACATCCGACGCCCTCCGACGACTTGATCTCTCATAGACGCATGAGCCCGGCTCCTTCACTTCTCCGGAGCCGGGCTCCTGCATCGCCTTTCGCTATTCTCCGTAGACTACATACTTTGCATCCCAAAGCTTGCACCGAACCTTGAAGCTTCGCTTGGCTCGCCGGAGCGCGGTCAGGCCGTGGCGGAGGGCGTCCCGCTCGTGGTCCGACTGGTCGCGCGTGACCCATACCCCCGCCGCGTCGAGCCGGTCATCCGTAAAGCTAGACTTTGCTATATCTCTGCCCTGCATAAATAGCAGAGAGTCGTTCGTTAGGTTCGTCTTCTCGAAGCAGAAACGTAGCTGCTGTGCGAAGTAGACGGGGGTGTAGACTTCCGGATCCTTCAACGGGCGTCCGAAGTCAAAGTCTTCGCAGACAACCGCAGGCCCGATCTTGTAGGTAAGAGATTGGATCCCACGGATAAGCCGGCATGTTTCCCATACCTGGTCGCTGATTCGGCCGCGTAGCTGGCCCGTTTCCCACCGGAGTATTGTGCTCGGCTCATTACCCCAGATGCTCAGCCGAGGAACGGTAAATCGTGCCCAGCCGGTCGTGACTCCAGGATCGATAGCCAGGACATGTATCTCTTTAGGAGGCATATTCACCCTCGGTATACTGATCTGCGCTCCCAGCGAAGCGACCTGATCCGTGAGGTCCAGCCAGAACTCTGATGCATTCAATATATACCTCGTCCAGATCAACCTTGCCGCATTCATGTCCGTCAGGGCACCAGAATTTACCATGGCGAACGGCCAGTAGGGGAAGGTGGTGAACAGGGCACTTCAGGGTCATTCGGGTCCTCCGAGGAGCGAAACGCAGAACCCCGGAACGCCGAGCGCTCCGGGGCCGCGTAGGGTAAGCTAGCGAGGTTTCCGGCCGACGCTAGCGAAGAGGGTAACGCGCTTATGATCCTACCGGAAGGTACGACCCCCGCGACGGAGAAAGCCCTAAATCGCGCCCACCTTCTTGTCGACTACGGAATAGCTGTATTCCGTGGCCGCCTCAAGGTTGATGGGAACCCGGACGAGAACGATCGTCGCTGGAGAAACTGGCAGAAAAGGGAGCCATCCCACGACGAGGTTGACCGCTGGAGGCCAGGCGAGGCCCTGTGTGCCGTGACCGGCACTACATTTGACGTTCTAGATATCGATCCACGAAATGGCGGTCTTCTTAGCTTCAAGCGCCTCAGCAAGGAACTCGGAGAAGACGGACCCGAAGTCTACTGGGAGGTGGCGACGCCGAGCGGTGGACGCCACCTCTATATCGCTGGGCTGAACATAGGGAAGCATACTGGCTTCCTCAAGGGACTCGACCTCCAGGGAGGCAAGGACGATGGTACCGGACGAGGATTTGTATTCATTCCTCCGACAGTACGACCATCTAAGGTCACCGGAGAGGTTCTCCACTACCGATCCAAAGATGATCCGGTTCAACCTCTACAATCTGCCACCGATATCGGATGCGCCCTCCTCCGTGATTACATACTGGAATCACTTGGATCCCCAGCAGATCGAGTCTATAGCTCAGGGCGGACTCCGGTGGATGCGCTCCGCAAGGACTGCATCGTTGCCGAGGGAGGAGAGCAGCGACAAGCGCTCCTTAAGTACGTCCACGAGCTAGAGCGGATGGGTCATGACGAGGTGTCCATCGTAGCCAACCTCGTCCTCCTCGTTCGTGAGATGCCGGTTTACAATACCCAAGACCCCTGGTATCCGGCAGCACGGCGTTCTCGACCCGACTGGCATCTACGCGGCCTCCTTCACCGTAGCGGTACGGTGCTGCCAGACGGAACCGAAGAAGAAGAACGCGAGCTAGCGAGCATCCGTCCGACACGGCGTGGTCTGATTCAGTGGGTTGATGACATCGCTGAGCGGAGCCTCGCATGGCTCTGGTATGGTCGGCTCGCGTTCGGCGAGATGTCGCTAATGGACGGCGCCAAGGGCAAGGGGAAGTCATTCATAACCTATGACCTAATTGCAAGGGCGACGCGCGGATTCCCTATGCCGGATCAGGACACGGCCGAGACCGATCCGATCACCGTGTTGCTGTTCACAGATGAGGGTGGATGGGACACGACGATCCGGCCGCGCCTCCGGGCGGCCGGGGCAGACCTCAAGCGAGTAGCACGAGTAAGTCCGGCCGCGGTTCGTCGCAACTGGGGTCTGCCCGAAGGTGCCAAGCATATCAAGAGTGCCATTATCGAGTGCGAGGCACGCATGGCCATCTTCGACCCGATCACCGACATGCTGGGCGAGGATGTACAGACTCACAATGATGCAAGTGTCCGTCAGGCGCTCCGTCCGCTTGCTGTGGTGCTTAATGACACGGGCTGTGCTGGCCTAGCAATACGTCACCTGAACAAAGCACGCGGCTCCGGAGCAGCGAATCGGGGAAGCGGCAGTACTGCATTCCAAAATCGGGCGCGTGTCCATCTGATTACCGGAGAACTGCCCGAAGGGCACCAAGACAAGTTCGGTATCGCCATCATCGATACGAACCTAACGTCGAAGGAGGGTATCGGCGGGGTTTGGGGGTATAATATCGTTGACAGTGAGATCCTCACAGGTGACCGCCAGGGAACCTATCACGGCAGGGTAGATTGGGGCGATCTAGCGGTCGGAGTGACAGCGGATGTTCTGGCAGATGGCGAAGGTGCAATGCGTGGAGGCAGAGGGCCGACACGGCTGAAGGAGGTGGAGGAGATCATGCTCGAACTATTCGGCGAAAGGAACACATGGCCCTCTGCCGACGTGATCGATGCCCTTCGGCAGGCCGGAGCGTCAACACGCAAGGACGATATCAACAAGGCGAAAGAACACCTCGGCGTTCGCTCGATCCCGGTTCGCGAGAAGGGGAAGCCAGGCGTCCGAGGATGGAACTGGACCACAGAGAAGGCAAGGGTAGGGGACGACGAATGATGCCTGGCCAAGAAGTGCCTCAGCGCATCAAGATCGTCGAGGGTCACTTCACCCCTCTATTCCCGGAAGAATGCGAACCACATACACCCGAGCCGATAGGAGCAATAGGCAACCAGGCAGTTAAGCTACAGTGGATACACGATATGCTTAAGACCCATATCCAGCGACAGTGCAAAGGATGCGGGCTCTGGGCTATATTCGACCCGATGGCCAGAAAGGAGGGTGACGATGGCTAGCGCATCAATTATGTGGGCGGACAGCGACTTTTCCAATACCCCCGAGCGCGAGGAGGCTCAAGCCGCTGTCACCGACATTCTGACTATATTCGGAATCCAGGCGGGCGGCATCGCTCTGGAGAAGGCAATTCAACGAGTAATCTCCTGCTCAGGCGTAGCCGAACGGCGCGGCTACGACCTTGGCTGGACTCACTGCGAGGACTCGATTCGTGAATGAACCAATCACGACAGGAGATGCACCACAGGACTTCCAGGTCACAGTAACATTGCCCAACAGATTTGTCGCAGATGTGTTCCGTACCTGGATCAACTCAAATGAGGGTCAGCGTTCGTTCTGGGAATGGCTATCCAGGAATGGCAGTCAAATATGAACCCTCTGATGGATTTCATATCTGCTACGGCTGTATGGTCAGCACAGATCGCCATGGACATCCATTACCCTGGAGCACCTGCATTCGTTGTTGCCTGGTGCGCAGCGATGGTGGCACGCAAGATGCTTCTCGTTGCATGGAACTATGTGACCGGGAGGTGGAACCTTGGATAACTCAATCCATGCCAGCCCTGCCGGGGCTCGGATGATTTCTGCGCTGCTCGGTGAAGACTGGGGCGAATACCCAGCCCCGCACGAAGACGAAGACGACACCTGCACATGTCCCGACCATCGGCTAATGCGCCTTAACCGGGATGATCAAGAGGATTGGTTATGCCACACATCGAACGCCCATGGGCGTACCGGGGTGATTACTGGGAATTGCTCGTTAGCG